CTATATCACACCTTTCAAAGCCGGCAGTTCTGGCGGCTTAAAAGTTATGCCCTAAAATATCAAATCGGACTTTTTAAAATTTTCTTCAAAAAACACTTGACTTTTTATTAGCAGGCTTTCTATTTCGGCAACAGCGGACAAAACTGTTATAGTCAGCTTGCCGGAATCTTTGGAAGAATCAATACCATCCTCAACGCAGATCAGGTTTACTCCGAAATCCTGGATATACTGAAGGGAATTAAGCACATCCGCTGCATTCCTGCCGAATCTGGAAAGCTTGAATACCAGAATGAAATTCACTCCATCACGGTCTTCAGCCACATCATTCAGCATTTGGGAGAACTCTGGCCTGCCTGTAATATTCTTTCCAGACTTTCCTGCGTCACAATATTCTCTGACAACCTCTATGTCCTGAAAATCAGCAAACATGTTAAGCCGTTCCCTCTGGGCTTCCAAACTATAGCCTTCTACCTGCATCGATGTGGAAACCCTGATGTAGGTATAACATTTTAACTTTTTCTTCTTCATGTCACCGCCTCCATATATTCTGTATCTTCCGTCAGCATCCTAAATGCCTTAAGCGCATCCATGATTGCCAGTTCCTTTTCCTTCGGGCATATAGGCACCCGGTTCTTATTCTTCTCCGGTTTGTTGTATGCTATCCCGATATCAATACCGTATTTCCGTTTGATCTGAGCAATATAGAGTGAAGACACCTTCATCCCTGTATGGTCCAGCACATAAGCCCTGATCTCCGCATAAGTGGCCTTTGCCTCCGCCACTGTCACCTGAACCTCATTACAGTCAAGGACAAAGGCAATCTCTTCATCCGGCTTACCTTCAGCCTGGATCCAGGTCTCGATGGTGTTACTCTCACCGTATCGAACCGGGAAGCGGAACCAGATGCTCTTCAGTACCCTCCCGTCTTCCTGTTCCTCCGGATAAACCTCAATCCGCTCAATAAACTGACGGTACAGTTCCCTTTGCTCTTCACAGGTCATCTTCTCAAAGAATTTGCTGAAGTTCTGTAATATTGTCCGGATTCCGTCCACGGACCGGATCCCCTTCTGCGCTTCCTTATATTTCTTTTTAAGTTTCTTCAGCGAAAGCTCCAGCGACTCTATCCTGTCATAGATATCATCAATCTCGTCCTGGATTCTTTCATAATCTGAATCGTAATCATCCGATAAGACATCCAGATTATCCAGTTCCTCACCGAGCCGATTCTTCTCATGCTCCTGATGGTACAGGTCTTTTCTGATTGCCTTCATCCGCTTCTCATAGGCTTCAACTGATTCCTCCCCGCCATACGCCTTAGCCATCGCTTCCTCAAATGCCGGATGAGTTCCAAGATTGCTTACAATCTCATAAACTGCAGAATCTATCTTTGCCTGATTATATGTGTGCTTAAAGCCGCACGCCCTACCAGCTGATTTTCTGTAATACCGGCAGGAATAATAATGGATAGTTTTATAATGACCGCCTCTGTTTTTATTCACATGCTTGTTCTTAGAAGCAATCAGACCATTACCACAAGCAGGACATTTGATCAGACCGGACAACAGACTCACACGCTCAGGTTCATCCACCTTTTCATTGTTGGTAGAAGTTGCTTCTCTCTTTGCCCTAACCTGCTGCCACAGATCTTCTGGTATTATTGCTTCATGGATTCCATCGACCTCAACTATGTCTTTTGGCTTCCGCTTCACACCTTTCAGATTTGTCCTTCGGTTATAAAACAGCTTTCCGTGATATGTTGGGTTATCCAGAACATTTACAATGAAGTCATAGGTAAACGGCTTCTCTTCACCTTTACTGGAACGCTTGTAGCCGTTTTCATTGAGCCAGATAGCCACACCGTTCAGTGTCCCGTCATCCTGTATATATTTTTCAAAAATCATTCTGACAATCTCCGCTTCTGACGGTTCTATCGCCAGTTCTTTATTGACGCTTCTGTATCCGTATGGAACAGCTCCACCGGGCCAGCCACCATTCAACAGTTTCTGCATCTTTCCGGCCATGAACTGAACATTGATGTTTTCACGCTCAATCTCAGCAACGGCAGAAAGAATTGTCAGCGTCAGCTTCCCTCCCGGCGTGGAACTGTCAATAGCATCTTCCACACAGATGAGATCGACTTCATAATCCTCCAACAGCTGAAGTGATTTCAGGATATCTGCCGCATTTCTTCCGAATCGCGACAGTTTGAATACCAGTACAAAAGAAATGTTGTCCTTCTCGCTAGATATGTCATCCAACATCTTCAGGAATGATGGTCTTCCAACTATGCTCTTCCCAGACTTTCCTGCATCACAGTATTCACCAGCTATTTCAAGATTCTTATAATCGGCATATTCACGAAGCCTTTCCTGTTGTGCTTCCAAGCTGTACCCATCTACCTGAGCAGCCGTGGAAACACGTGTGTAGATATAGCATTTTTTCTTCTTCACCGTATCCCTCCCTTCGGTTGCTCATCGTCACACAGTACCCCTGGACTTTCATTATGTCGGGCTTTTATCCTTCTGTCAGCGCTAAAAGCGCCGTTCGCAAAAAGTTTGCAAACGACGCTCCATTCATTCCCCATCATGTTTGATTTCCTGTTCTTTAGCGGTTCCTGCCCGTTCCTCCGCCTCGATCTCTTCCAGAACCTCTTTTCCGTATTTATCTATCATCTCGACAAGGAAATTCGCGCAGCGTTCCATATTCGCCTTTGCTTTAGGGCTCAGTTTCTCCGGCTTAACCCCGTCCTTATATTCCAGGATATACATCACTCAGACCTCCTTCAGCTTTTCTGAAGGTCTAGGTATGAGTTGAGGGCATTTTCCGATTTTCCACGAAAAAAAGCCTGCAAGCATCAGGATTTCTCCCAATGCCCGCAGGCTCAATAACGATTCGTTATTCAGTTTATAGTCTCCGCACAAAATCCAACGAAATCCATCCTATCCCACTCTTCAGTCTGCCCCATCCTGCAGAGCTGCCTTTTCCATTTCGGACTTCCATGATCGTGTATACTCCGATCGAGATAAACTGAACTCTGTCATAATCGGTTCCCGGTCCTTTTCTGATATTCAGATCAGAGATACTGACCTTTACCAGGAACGGTACCTTCACTGAAGGTTCCGCTGCCTTCGGCTCATACACCACCTTGCCATCCGCATCGAACACCTTATATACCGGATTCTGATCAACGCACTTCTTCGCGTTGTCCAGGATCTTATAGGCTCCCTTCTGGCTCTTGGCATCTGCCCAGGACTTCCGGACACGATACCAGCGGATCACCTCACTGCCGGAATCCTTCACATCATAATCCGTCAGTTTCCACTTCTCGATGATAGAACAAAGCTTCTCCACATACGTCAGGCTTGTCGCATAGCCGCCGTCCTTTATGATCTGCACAGCCTTTTTGTAATCCATGCATCCCTTCATACCTGCATATCTCAACTTGCTGCCGTTCTTCGCTCCAAGCAGATAAGCGGAATGGTCAGCAATGGAATCCTCAATGCAGGGATACTTCCGGAAGTCTGCGGTGATCGTGACCATACTGCCGTCAGGATTCTGTTCCTGCGTCTTCTTCGTGTACTTGCTCTTGCCGTCCCAACTGGATCCACTCCAGCTATTTCCGGACAGGCTGCACTTCATCCCGAAGATATTGTTTGCGTTCTGAGCCAGCTCGCTCTTTCCATACCCGGATTCCAGAATAAACTGAGCCAGCGATACCGATGCCAGGATGCCGCTTTTCTTCTGATCTGCAGTGAACAGTACTCCAACCTTCTTAATCGCATCCGCCTCAGACAGGTTCTTCAAGTCAGTTGCCTGCGTTTCCTTGGATGCAGAACCACCACCGGAATCAGAGGATCCCTGCAGAGCCTTTGTCACCTTCTCTGCCAGATCGCTCATCCTCGCATACATCCAGTTGCCCGGACAGGACTTATTCGCAAACCACCTGTGGACCGTCAGGATCATCTCCCCGCTCTTCGGAGAATAATTCAGCGTCTTGTCCTTATCCCCAAACCAGATCAGCTTATTCTTCCCGTTACGCTTGCAGATATCAATGCAGAGCTTGATCAAAGTATGATAAACAACATCCCTGAAAGCATACGGTTCCGTGGTATCGGATGCACACTCGATCGTGATTGCCCTCTGGTCATTGGCATTACTGGAAGAACACCAGGAGCGATTCTTCTCTTCCACATACAGAGCAACCCTGCCGTCCCGGTCGATGCCATAGTTGCTGGATGCCTGTGTGGACTGCTTCTCAAACCATTCTCCAAGTTCCTCTGCCGTACACTGACCCACCACACAATGAGGCGTGATCCGGTCAATGCTGTGCGTCCTCTGCCCGGAATGGTTCGGAGAGAGCTTCTTATAAACCACCATAGAACTGTTCGTATATGCCATTATTCCTCACCATCCTTTTCGTCTTCCTTCTCACTTCTGTCATGCAGCTGCTCCAGCACCTTATGAAGCTTGCTCGGAATCGGAAGCCCCAAATATGCCGCGTTCTCCACAAGGCTCAGGCCTTCATTGGAGATGTAGAAGAAAATGATCGCCGTTCTCAGCACGCTGCCGGTTCCAATCACCTGCGTATCCAGAAGATGCCCGATGCCCACCAGCGCAAAGATCAGAACCTTCCTGCAGATCCCTTTGAAGCCCACAGCACTCGACAGCTTCTTATCCGCCACCGCACACATAACCCCTGTGATGTAATCCAGCACCACAAAAGCCAGCAGCGCATAAAGCAGGCCGTCATTTCCGCCCAGGAAATAGCCAATCCATCCTCCGACTGCAGCAAAAACCGCCTGAATCACATTCCAAAATTCCTTCATCGCAAATCCCTCCTTGTTTTCTGCATGAAAAAAGCAGTACCTCCCAAATTCGGGAAGCAACTGCCATTTCATCTGTTATACATTTTCGTATGTGCCCTACACCACCGTCTCCTCTGTCAGCGTGTAGGTAATCTTCATCGTCTTGTCCACCGTCTTCGTGATGGGCTGAGCAAGGTTGTTGATAGTCGCAAGGTACGGCATCAGCAGATATGCATACCTGTACTCATTCCCATAGCTTCCGCCATAACCGAACAGGAAGTGCCCATACTGCATCAGCGGTGTTGCCAACGTACCCAACCTTGCACTCCCCTGGGTATGCACTATGGTATCGTCCGCCAGTATCTGGAAATCGCCGCCGATAATGATGTCGTTCACCAGCGTCATATAGAGCTGGCAGGTGCCAGACTCCCCAAGCGGTTTCCATTTTGACGTGAAACCCAGATTAAGAAGCGTCACATCCGTGGAATTGGATATGTTGATCTTGTAGATTCCCTTCTTGTTGTACGCCATGATGTAAAGATAACCACCCCGGATACAGCCCCGCACCTCTCGCTCCGGGTAGGAATCCAGCTGCTGGAAGCCGATGCCCATGAGCTTCGCATTGGAAAGCGTCCATTCGCCCTCCGTGAAGCTGAGGTCATCCTTCTTGATCTTGATCCAAAGCATTTTTGCACTCCCAGAGGAATTTTGCTCGTTGGCAAAGCCGTACCAGTACCCATCATGCCCGTCCAGGAATGTCCCATATACGTTATAGGTGTCATCCATGAAATTAAAGGTTGTCGGCGTGATTGTGTCTTCCTTCATCAGTTTGTATATAGAATTGTCCAGTGTCTCATTCAGCCCGATGTCAAAGACCGGTACACGCACCTGACGGATGTCCACCACGCTTCCCTCGTAGTTCAGGGAATACAGGATTCCCTTGTTAAAATCGATCTCCACACCGTCAAAAAGAACCACTTTCTGTGCGTCGGTAAGTCCGCCGATGTCACACCTCCTAATCAGCAGGAACGGACTGGCATCCCCCACAAGGCTGCCGAATGCATTCTGACCGCCCTGCTTACTGGTGAGCGCCACTGCGGAAATCGTGCCGTTGCCCTGACTTGGTGTAAACTCCCAGACAAATTTATAGCCATTATCCAGTGCTTTTGACTCCGTCTGGTTTAAGCTCCCCCTCGCCGTATTTGAGGTTGAATTCACATCATTGGACGCATACGCCACCGGGAGATTGCCGCTTGCCGGGTACATATTGTCTGCTTTTTCCTCCAGTATATTTGGCAGAAGCAATATACCGCCAATCATGTTCGGGCAGATTGGGAGCAGTGCTCCGTTCCATTCCACCCGATCATCATATTCCCCCGCTGCGTTGTAGAAAACGCCCATAGGGTTCTGCCCCAGGATGTTGTTCACGGCATTCGTAACCATGTTCTCCTCCGTGATGGTCTCTACTTCCCCAGTCACCTCGTCCGTCAGTTCAATGACCATCGTCCCTTTTAATCTCTTCATAAATGCCTCCTATACCTCGATAGGCTCTGCAAATGCGCCTACCGGAATCCTGCTGATGGTTTCAGAATAATATCTCTTCACCAACTCCATTGTCTCCGTCTGAATATCCACGGCAAATGCCCTTGCCGAAAGGCTTCCGCCGAGAGAAAACATACCTACGGTTTCTTCCACGGTAATCTTCCCGTCCCATGCCGCTGCTGCTGCCATGGACTGCCCGCTAATGGACGCAATGGCATCTCCCATGTCCACCGTGCCCGTGCCTCCCTCCATCCGAAGGTACACCCGGAATGTGTTCGTAATGTATGGGATGACTCTCTCCACCGGGTAGTACAGTGTGAGGATATGTTTCCCGCTGTGCCATGTCTCCACCGGATACAGGGTAGTAATCTCCTCGTCATTCAGTTCATAAGTTACATGGCATACTGCCTGCCCGTCCTCCGTCCAAGTGACAGGAATCTCCACGTCAACCGGCACATCTGTTGTGCCTCCTGTTTCAGATCCGGTTTCTGTGCCGCTGTCGGAGTCGGAGGAAGGAATGGGAACCACAATTGTCCCTTTCGCAGACGCACTCCGGCTGACCGCATCCGCCACTACGTCCACCATCACTTGTGCATGGAACTGGACATGCGTCTCATCACTGGATGCATACTCAATGCTGATGATCCGTACATCCTTGTTCGCAACCGAATAGGCGGAGGCATTCGTAAATGTATGGATGCCGATGCGCCCCTGTTCGATCTGATTTAACAGCCCGGATAAGTTCTTATCATTCTTGCTTTTCGCCCGGGATAGCCTCGGGTTCTTCCCCACGCACTTGATACTCTGCCTGCCTCCGATCTTAATGGTGTTTGACGTGATGCAAGCGATTTTCGTGGCATCCGCCTGTCCTCCGGTGAAGGAAAGAATATCTCCCACATCCAGTGCCGGATTCCCGATGGTATCCGAATCAAACGGCACATAGTTCACGACAGCCAAATCATTCAGGATATTGGTGCAGAGCTGCCGCCTGGTCTCTTCCAGACCAAACTGCAGAAGCGGATTCACGCCCAGATTCATAGTCAGCCCGTCATCCGGATCCAGCGCATAATACTCCGCGATCTGCGTTCTCAGGTTCGTTGAAGAAACCGCCGTATATCTCGTGATAAAATCCGAAAAGCTGGAAGAGAATCGGTGCTTTCGCTCTACCGTCAGCACCGGTGTGTTCCCATACTTCCGAAGCTCCAACTCCCCAGATCTGTTGATCACGAAAAAACCGCCAAGCACTTGTCCCACATAGAACAGCACATCGCGGTAAGTCTCAATATCATTATCAGAATAGATGGACAGGTTTTCCGTCCCATTCGGCATCGCTTCAATCGTTGCCCTGTCCTGAGCCAGCGTTACCCCACACGCCGTGCTGCAGAGCACCATGAAGTCATAAGCATTACCGATGGATTCCAGAGAAGTAAATGCCTTCTCGAACCGAACCATGTAATCATAGGCCTTGATCTCCAGGCACTTCGCCTTCCGGTTCGCCTCTGATACTTCAAAGATCCCCATGGGGATCCGCTCATAAGAGCCGCCAGCCACCTGCAGATGATAGAATAGCTCCACTTTCGCATCTTCCAAAGTGTACCGGTTGATCTCGGAGAACAGGGATATCCCCATTTCCGCAGCATACACCGTACCAAGCTCGATCTCCGTACTTCCGCAGCACTGGCTTGTGATATACCCGCTGCCCTTGACCATATCATCCTGATCAAACTCATAAACCGTTCCGGCAGTCGTTGTGATCCTGCCGGTCCAGTAATATTTTCTTGTATTCGCCTTCACTGCTTCAAGGAAGGCATTGCTCACTGGATACATAGCCGCCCTCCTTAAAACTCTTTCAGTGTGAAGGACACCTCCCACAAGCTTCCATAGCTTGTATCACTGACCAGCTTCACCTGATACCCGTCAATGTACATCTGCGTGATCACGATGTTCATGGTCTCCATATCCAGGTATCCAACCGTAATGCTTGCCAGCTTCTTATATGCCGAAAACTTATTCAGCCATTTCTTTGATACCCAGAAGGTCACGCCGATCTGAACCACACCCTCACGGACAACATCCCTCTGTGTGGTTCCTGCTTCCGTCACGCCTCCGCTGTCTGCCTCAACATCCGACAGATTCACGGAATAAGAGGCAGGCATCGGGATATTCTCATTGTTAAAAACAAGATACTGCAAATGAGCCATCTTACCTGCCTCCACTTCTTAGATTCATTCTCTGCTGAGCCGTAACCACGATCTCATCGATCATGTCACCGCCGATATAAACCGGGATCACGATATCCCCTGCAGCACCGCCACCGGCCAGAGCCGTATTGAGTGCCGTATTGATACCGGAGATCAGATCACCGTTTGATGCAGCTGATCCGGAATAACCTCCCTGAGCTGCCATCACTCTCGGAGTAATGGTCAGATCAGAAGTCACACCGTTCATGGCATTCTCAATCACGCCCCTGCTCTTCTCAATGCCCTTCGCCAGTCCGCCGATAAAATCCGGCATCCAGCTCTCATAATCCGTAAGCGGACCTTCATCCGGCACGGAGAAATGCAGGAAGCTTCGGATCTTATCCGCAACCGATGAAACTGCATCCCCGACCTTTCCGATCATGGACTTGATACCGTTCACGATACCGCCGATAAAATCAGCGCCCCACTGGAAGGCCTGAGAAGCCAGGTTCTTAACGAAATTGATTGCCTTATCAAATCCACCTTTCACCACACCATAGATATTTCCGCAGACATTCTTGATACCGTTCAGCATTGCATTGAAGGCATTTGACACGGCATTCTTTATGGCGTTGGCTGCATTCGATACCGCAGACTTGATATTGTTCCAGGCTGTCGTGACTGCATTTTTGATTGCGTTCACGATAGTCGTGATCGTATTCTTGATGCCGTTCCAGACCGTAGTAACCGCTGTCTTAATGGCATTCAGCACCGTTGTGATCGCGGTCTTGATCCCGTTCCACGCCGTACTCAGGAAGGTGGAAATCGCATTCACCACTGTCGTGATAACCGACTTGATTCCATTCCAGACCGTCGTGAAGAATGTCTTTATCGCATTGAACACCGTAGTCACGGTATTCTTAATCGCATTCCAGGCATTTGTCAGGAACGTGCTGATCGCATTGACCACTGTAGTGAAGATGTTCTTGATACCCTCCCAAAGTCCGGTAAAGAAATTCTTGATCGCATTCCAGACCGTTGTAGCCGTGGTCTTGATTGCTTCCCATGCTGCCTTGAAGAAAGCCTTCAGTGCTTCCCACACGGCAATGGCAATCTCTTTGATGCTCTCCCAAAGATCGATCCAGAACTGCCGGAACTCTTCGCAGTTATTCCAGAGATAAATAAACGCCGCCACCAGAGCCACGATAGCCGCGATGATCAGCACATATGGATTCGCAGCGCATACCGCATTGAAAGCAGCAAATACACCCTTCGCCGCATTGATCACACCTGCCAGTTTCGGCACCAGAGTCATAATGGTACCGACAGCAGAGATCACTTTGCCGACTATGATCAGCACCGGACCGATCGCAGCCGCCACCAGGGCAATCGTTACGATCACCTTCCTGGTACCTTCGTCCATCGAATTGAGCCAGTCCACAAACTTCTGGATCCATCCCACGATCGTCCGGATTGCAGGCATCAGCAGTTCACCAAAGGAAATCGCCAGCTCTTCCAGCTGAGACTTCAGGATCTGCAGCTGACCGGCAAGGTTGTCATTCATGGTCTCAGCCATACTTGCTGCGGATCCATCACAGTTATCAATAGCACTGGAAAGCTTTTCAATATCCGCTTCCCCGGCGTTCATCAGAGCCAGAAATCCGGACATCGCGTTCTTACCGACAAGACTTTCTGCCGCTGCCGCCTTCTCAGATTCAGACAAGCCTGAGAAAGCCGTCCGACAGTCAGCCAGGATATCCGACAGATCCCTCATGGAGCCGTCAGCATTGGTCGTTGCAACCGTAACCTCTCCAATAGAGGATCCGCAGATCTTCACCTCTCCGGACAGGTTATTCATGATCGTTCTGAGTGAAGTACCTGCCTGAGAACCCTTGATACCGGCATTGGCCATCAAACCGATTGCTTCTGCCGTATCCTCCGCAGAGAATCCCAAAGCACCGGCAATCGGAGCGCAATACTTGAAGGTCTCACCCATCATGCTGACGTTCGTATTAGCATTGCTACTCGCAGCCGCAAGGATATCGGCGAAATGCCCGGAGTCCTTCGCCGATAATCCGAATGCCGTCAAAGCATCGGTAACAATATCCGAAGTGGTAGCCAGGTCTTCACCGGAAGCAGCCGCAAGGTTCATTACACCTTCAATACCGGAAAGCATATCCTCCGTTTTCCAGCCTGCCATCGCCATGTAGTTCATAGCTTCCGCCGCCTCGGATGCAGAGAACTTTGTCTTCTCACCCATCTCACGGGCTTTATCCCGGAGTGCTTCCAGATCAGAACCTGTCGCACCGGATACCGCCGCCACCTTGCTCATGGCGGAATCAAAATCAGCGGCAGTCTTCACCGCCGCCGTACCTAATCCCACAACGCCCAGAGTTACAGGCATGAACTTCTTTCCGACATTGGTTATGTTATCACCAACCGTCTTCAGCTTTTCACCCTTCGCAGCAATCTCCTGAAGAGCCGTGCCGGAAGCCTTCGCCTGTTCCTCCAAGGACTTCAGCTTTTGTTCAGTCTCAACGATCTCTCGCTGCAAGCCATCATACTGATCCTGCGTGATCGTTCCATCCTTTAGTGCCTGTTCTGCCTGCTCCGCAGCCGTCTTCAGTGTCTCCAGCTTTTCCTTCGTTTCCTTAACGGCATCCCCCAGTAGCCTGTGCTTCTGAGCAAGCAGCTCTGTATTTCCCGGATCAAGTTTCAGGAGCTTATCGACATCACGCAGCTGGCTCTGAGTATTTCTGATCTCTGTATTTACGCCCTTTAAGGCAGTCTGTAGTTTGGTGGTATCGCCGCCGATTTCAACGGTGATACCCTGGATCCGTCCAGCCATCTATGTCCCTCCTTCCTGATTTTGGGTAAAAGAAAACACCGATCATTTCTGACCGATGTTCTCAAAAACTATGTTTTACTGCTTCTTACTTCATTGCCTGTATCTTGTCATTCATCTTCTTTGCTTCTGCACGATAATATCTCATGAAAAGGAACCAGATAAGAAATGCAACCGCCAGCTGAATCGCCGCAATTATAATTCCCTGACCAATGGTAGCGGATCCGCCTATCCATCCAACAGCATATGCAACGATTGTATAAACCACACATCCTATTCCCATGTGTATCAAAACTCTGATAGGCATTGGGAGATTTTCTTTTCGATATACAATGGTCGGAACTCCAAAGCCAAGGCCAACTAATACACAGCCAATGACCATCTTCGTAAATTTGTAATTTTCAAGGCTGAAATTCCCTTTGTATCCTATATCAAATACAATTCCAACCAAGCAGAAAATAGCCATTGCCATTCCAATACTGATTACCGTGCTCTTTGCTAAATCTTTTATTGTCTCTTTCATTGCTTTCGCCTCCTATAATCCAAGATATTTTTTGAACTCCGGCAGATATGTTCTCGAAACGTAATCCTTGCATCCATTCTTCAGCTTCAGCAAAAGCGTTCCGCTGAATCCTGGCTCAATGCTGTCCATATAAGACAGATTGATCAGTGTGGATTTTGATATCTGCATGAACTGTTTTCCTAACTGCTGACCAATCTCATAGAGTCTTTTCCGTGAACGATATTTTTGTTTTTCACCATAAATAATCGTATCTCCATCCTCTACTCTGACCATGTATATTTCCTTAGGCTGCAGAACGATAATATCTTCTTCATTCTGCAGGGCAGTTATGGGAGTTTCGTTTGTGCTGAATATATCAAGCATTCGCTGTATCTCATCTGTCACCTTGTCAGTGTAGATCACTGCATATGGTTCTTTATATTCAGCAGAAATATCAACACTTACCTTCATGCCCTGGCCTCCTTTCTCTTTGATGATGCAATCATACAATATATCGAAAGTTCTGTCCTGGCATTTGAGGTAAGTGACAAAAAACAGAAGATGAAATGCAAAATAAGCTGTCAAACAGCATCAGAATCTATCGAAATCATCCTGACTTGCCAGCTGATCATGTGGCTCGTCATCCCTCTGAAGTTCCGTATACATATCCAGCACGGTTCCAATCGTCAACAGATCCAACTCACTGATATGGATTCCCAGCTGCACGCACCGGAGCAACAACAAAGGCGTTGTCATTTCCCGGTCAGTCGCTCGAAGTTTTTTTTACTCTCCACCTGCGTCTGCACATTCAATCCCCAGAGCTCAATGATCTCCGGCAGTACCTGATAAATAGAGAATGTCCCGAACTGATCCAGCCACTCATCCGGTGTATCCGGAACTCCCTGCGGATCCGCATGCTTCGCCATGATGTAGCTGATATCCTCGAACAGCTCCAGCGAAAAAGAATCCAATGCAGAATTTTCAGGATTGTTCTCATCAATGCTCTTCTGCAGATCATGAAGATCCTTATAGATATCCCTGTGGAACTTGTTCCTGTATATTCTTGGAATGGCAGCGGAAGCCCTGAATGTCACGTCCTTGCCATCGATATTCACTGTCTTTGTAAGTGCCATTTCACTTTCCTCCAATCTAAGGTAAAGGGCAGAGCCGAAGCCCTGCCCCCATAGTCTTAACCCTGTCCCTGCTCAGTCGGTTCCGTTGTCGGAGACTGATAAACAGCGGAATACCAGCCGTTATAGACCTCATCCGTTGTGTTCGCCCCGGTCTTCACCTTCACAAGACCACTCGGAAGCGGAGTAGCCGTGATCTCCAAAGATTCCGTCTGGACTTCCTTGGAATCCTCATTGGTCTTTCCTTCGATGGTAGGTCTTGCAGCGGTACAGTAATACATGCAGTGCCTGATCTTTTTCTTGTCCCCAGAAAACTCGAAAAGCAGAGCGAAATGCTCCGGCTCCACCGTGGAATCCTCTACCAGGACACCGTTGCTGTCCTCCGTCTCTTTCAGAATGTCCTTTCTGAAGCTGTCCGGGATCAGCGCGATCTCCAGATCACCCGAATAACCGTTATTGGCCACCGTGGTGTAATACACCATATCGTCCGCATAAAACGGCTCGGTATCCCCCTCCGGATCCAGAGACAGATTCACCGCTCCGGGAATCGCGACAGGCGTACCAAATGTCACGGCATTGGTATCCGGATCAAGTGTTGCCTTCGCATAATGACAGTTCTTAAGGCCGAACTTCACCTTGTTGTTTGTACTCGGCATAATAAACCTCTCTTTCCGCTATACCGTCATCTGGTACAGCACTTCGTATAGTTTTTCTGATTCGATCCATACCTCCGATTTGTTCCAGAACAGCTCGTGGGCATTCAGCACTGCCTCAACCCTGTCTTCCAGTTCCGGATCCTTTTCATCGGTATAAAGTTCAATGCTCAGGTTGGAAAACTCCATGTACACCACGTTGTCCGCAGCAAAGTTCTCCGAACCCGGAAATAAAAAGTAGATGAATGGCGGATCAGGACTTTCTCCTTCCGCGAAATGGTCATACGCAAAAGGGATCTCCGTTTCAGCCAGCATCTGCATTACATCTTCATGCGTCATCCTTCTTCCTCCCGATCTCGATAATGCATTCCGCAGCATGACGGCAAACCGGACAGTTATAGGGATAACCATGACAATCCTCGCCCCTCCGGGTACCGTGATAGATCACCAGTACGAACACGGTAAAACCGACGGCGATCACGAATAACAAAAGCAATATCTCCATCTCTAACCGCCTTTCTGCAGGTCACGCTCGATATCCCTCGTCAGCTGTTCGATACCTGCCTGCTCCGCCGGCGCGATATGAGGGAACGCCCTTGTCCTTCCACCGCCGCGCTTCGCATGGCCAAACTCCAAAAGATGTGTCAGCTGGTACCGCTTTGAATGCACTACGATCTGGATAGAATCGGACGTTTCCCTGGTCTTCTTCACAGCCCAGCTCTTGGAATACTTTCCCGTCTTCTTCGGAGCCGTGCTTTCGATCTGCTGCTTTACGGTCTTACCTGCTTTCTGGACATCCTTCTTCAGGTCCTCCGCAGCAAGCTTCGCGTATTCCTCCATACCCTTCATCACGGTATCCGCCAGCTGGTCAATCTTTATCGTCTGTGCCATCAGCGCCGCTCCTTCCTGCAGGTGAACTTCAGTGACTTCTTCCGGAAGTTCAAATGGTCGATGTTCACGATGTTGTAGAGCTCACCCATAAACATCACCCGGAAATGCGTGGAATCAATCGCAGCAGCCTTCCGGCAGTACCGGACAGATACAGTCATGGAAAAATCCTCAACCGTAGTCCCAGCTACTTCGTCCTCTTTGGAACTGGCCAGACCTTCACCGCCGATCGTGGCAAAACAGGTATAATAATCTGTCCATGCATTCTTATGATTGCCGTACTTGTCGGTCACGGTCTCATTCTTTTGGAACGTCACCTTTGATCTGAGTGCTGCCACATCCATCAGAATCCCTCCTTCCGGCTGCCGAACAGCAGAGCCCGAAGCGTCAGATCCATTGCGTGATGGTCAGCTTCTTCCCTGTGCTCATACAGATAAGCCACCGTAAACATCACAGCGATCTTTCCGTTCTGAGCCGCATCCAGGTCCGCCTCATCGTCCGTCCGCAGGATATCCATGCACTGCTTCTTTGCCGCCGTTATGAAGTTTTCGATCAGAGCATCGTCATCCTCGAAGTCAACCCGGAGATAACTTTTCATCTCTTCCACAGTCACAGTCATCTGCATCACCTCACAAATTGGCGGCAGCACAATCATCTGTACTGCCGCCGTTATTACTGATTCTTACGATCAGGCGCTTGCCTTCATCTTCAGGAGCTGGATGCCTTCCGGAAGGATCACCTTGCCGTCAACACGCTCCGTCGCAACAAAGCCAACCTGGCCGTTGGTGCTGTAGAGCTCATTGAGCCTCTGAACCGTTCTGCCGGATCTGTCAGCGATCCAGTAATTCTTGAAATCACCGAATGCCACAGTCAGAGCTCCTGCCTTCGCCGTAGGAACATACGGAGAAGTGTAAAGGTCATAGCCCAGAAGCTTGTCCGGCTCACCTGCCTGAAGGGAAGGCTGCCAGAGATAAGCATCGTTCTTGTCCTTCAGCTTACGGATCATGGATACCGTTGCATCGTTCATAAGGAACTTCGCATTTCTGCGGTAGGGACTCTTCAGCGAATAGATCAGGTTGATCAGCTCATCCGCTGTGATCGCCGTTGTGCTTGCCGCGGTTACACCTACGGTTCCGCCGCTAGCGGTAAAGATACCGGTAGGCTGTCCGGTTCCGGTACCGACACAGAAAGCCTCTTCCTCAGCAATACCGAATGCCCTTGCGAACTCACCGGCAATGTAAGACTCCAGGTCAAACATGGAATCCTGCAGAAGCTCGATGGAAACCTTCACAAGGTCAGTAAGCTTGAAGGCATCAATGGTCTTCTGGTCGAAAGTAGGACCGCTCTCAGTATAGGCACCGTTCTCTGCCGTCCACTGCGCGGTAGAGTGAGTTGCCGCAACCGGGATCTTTCTCTCCGCACTGGTAGTGATGACCTTCGCAAGGCCTCTCACCACGTTTGCCTCATCAAGACCGGTCACGATCTGACGCTCAAACTCTTCCGGCACAAGGTAGCCGCCGTCTGCCTGCACGCCCTCGGAAAGGACGTTGTGAACAAGTCTCTTACCACGAAGATGCGCACCGAAGTCTTCCTTGTACGCATTGGAAGCACGCCCTGTCTTTTCCTCCACCTGCTTTGCCGGTCTTCCGGTAAGCGGAGTATTCATAGGCTGATTCAGCGCTGCCTCTCTTGCTTCGGCTCTCTGCTGACGGTCAATAGCCGCAGTCAGATCCTCGATCTCCTGCTCCATACGGCTGTAAGTCGCATTATCCTCCGCAGACAGAATGCCGTTTTCATTCTCATGGGTATCCACAAAGTTCTTCGCGGTCTCCCACACCTTCGCTCTCTTCTCGATCATATCCTTGATAGTCATAGCTCGATTCCTCCTTAAATGAATCTCTTGATAAAGTTCAGGCGTTCCCTGATCTCATCACAGGAACGCCCTTTATCCGTTGTCTGTTCAGTTGCTGCACCGCTTTCCGGTGCCTTGATATGACACTTCGCTGCGATCTTATCCATCAACGAATTGGTCACCGCCGCCCTGGAATAGAGCATCGACACTTCCGGCGCTTCCAGGTCTTCGCCCTCCGATGCATCCACTCTCTGCAGCACATCATCCGCGAATCCCAGCTCCACCGCCTTGTGTGCGTCCATCCAGGTTTCAGCATCCATCAGATGTGAGATCTTCGTCCTGCTCATGCCGGTCTTGATCTCATAGGCATTCATGATGGATTCCTTCACTTCAGCCAGCATGTTGATCGCCTTCTGCATCTCCGCCGTATCGCCAAAAGCGATAGTGGCCGGATTATGGATCATCATCATGCTCACAGGACTCATGAGCACCTTCGTCCCTGCCATCGCGATTACGCTTGCCGCTGAAGCCGCAATGCCATCGATCTTCACCGTGACATCGCCCTTATAGTCCATCAGCATGTTGTAGATCTGAGCCGCTGCCACACAGTCACCTCCTGGACTGTTGATCCAGACCGTGATGTTTCCCGTTCCGGCATTCAGCTCTTCTCTAAAAAGAGCCGGTGTGACATCATCGTCAAACCAGCTCTCTTCTGCTATGGTTCCGTTCAGGAAAAGCACCCGCTCATTGACCTCTTCGCCTGAATCCTGGTCTCTGATTTTCCTGCTTTTCCAGTTCCAAAACTTCTTCATCGGAATTTTCCTCCTCCCCGTTTCCGTCCGCCGCAAATATCCCGGCATCCTCCAGCTTCGTCATATTTCCATTGATCAGGTACAGATCACCGCCCTGTTCCGCCGGGATCCTGTCCAGGTTCTCCAGCTCACGGATATCGTTGGCGGACATCCAGCCGTTCTGTCTGGCTGTCGCATAGCCATTCATCCTGCTCTGGTAATCTCCACGAAGCAAGCCATCCACATTGAACTTGAAGAAGTATTTCTTCTTCTCATCCGGAGTCAGCAAGGCTCTCACCATTGCCTGTTCCCAACGGCTTACCCAGGGATCCAGCGTGTATTTCACGAACTCCAACGACTGCTGCTCAATGTTGTTGAAGCTGGATTTCTCCAAGTCACCTATCATATGAGGCGGCACACGGAAGATCCTCGCGATCTCATCAATCTGAAATTTCCTTGTTTCCAGGAACTGAGCCTGCTCCGGACTTATACTGATTGGTGTGTACTTCATACCTTCTTCCAAAACAGCAATCTTGTTTGCATTGCCGCTTCCTCCGAAGGTCGCCTGCCAGCTTTCCCTCACCTTGCTCGGATCCTTGATAGTTCCCGGATGTTCCAACACACCGGAAGGAGCCGCGCCATTTGCAAAGAACTTGCTGCCATACTCTTCTGTAGCCATGGCAAGCCCGATTGCGTTCTTGGCCATAGCGATTGGACTGTAGCCAACCAGGCCATCGAACCCTAATCCCGGAATGTGCAGCACATCATGAGGCTGAAGCCTTACAGTCCTTCCAACCTTGTTTGTTCCCTTCCTGCCATCCACATCATCCGAATCGTAAACGGTGTATTCGTAATAAAGCCTTCCGTGCTCATCACGATCCACCTTCATGCGATCCGGCATCAGCGGATACAGAGCCACAACTTCACCCTTGCCATTGCGGATGATCTGACTGTATGCATTGCCCCACAGGAGCAAATGCGTCATCAGAGTCTCCCTGAAAATAAAGGAAGTCATCTCCGGATTCGGCTCATCATGGAGCAAAAAATAAAGCGGATGATCCACCGCTTTCTCCTTACCGCCATCATCGGTATATCTGTAAAATTGTAATGGTAGGCTCGCCACCGCCTCCGACAGGATCCTCACGCAGCAGTACACCGCCGTCATCTGCATCGCAGACCGCTCAGTCACATACTTGCCAGAAGCCGTCCCGCCTAAGAAAAACGAATACGAACTTCCTACCGTTCTGTCCGTGGGCTTATCCCTGCTCCGAAATAAACCGCTCAGTATTCCCATCGCCGTTCCCTCCTATCTCAAAAGACCAATAATCCTCTTGTGTCATAAACTGATTCTTCCTTCTCATTGCCGCACCGGATCGCCCTGTCCAGAGCCATGATCATCGCAATGGCGCCGTCAATCTTCTCCGTTGACTTTGCTTTATCTGCCTTGATGTTCCCTGCCGGATCCGTCCGGATGTAGATGTTATCCATATTCCATCTGAGGACCGGATGACCGCCATGCGCAATCTTCTGTTCCAGCACCAGCCTCATCAATTCCTTAGTCGGCGGAGACATCGAAGCAAAACCCTGACCGAATGGAACCACCGTGAATCCCATTCCTTCCAGATCCTGCGATAACTGCGTTGCTCCCCAACGGTCATAAGCAATCTCTCGGATATAGAACCTCTCACCTAACCGCTCAATGAACTTCTCGATATAGGCGTAATGGACCACATTCCCTTCCGTTGTTTCCAGAAAGCCTTTCCGCTCCCAGACATCATAAGGAACATGGTCACGCTTCACCCTCAGATCCAGCGTTTCCTCCGGAACCCAGAAATAAGGGAGCACAATGTACTTGTCCTCTTCATCCACCGGCGGAAATACCAGGGCAAACGCCGTCAGGTCAGTCGTACTCGACAAGTCCAGACCGCCGTAACAGACACGCCCTTCCAGCTCATCCTCATCCACCAGAAACGCGCAGGCGTCCCATTTCTCCATCGGCATCCATCTGACCGCCTGCTTCACCCACTGGTTCAATCTCAGCTGCCGGAAGGAGTTTTCTTCTCCCGGATTCTGCTTTGCTGACTCACAGGCCGCCTTCACTTTGTCGATACCCACCGTGATATCCAAAGAAGGATTCGCCTTCTTCCAGACTTTCGGATCCGTCCAGTCATCACTTTCATCTGCACCATAGATCACAGGATAAAATGTCGGATCGATTTTGCGACCTTCCAGAATATCCTTTGCCTTCTGATGCGTTTCATAACAGATGCTGTTGGTATCCGTTCCGGCAGTCGTGATCAGGAAATACAAAGGCTGCATTCTTGCGTCCCCGGAGCCCTTCGTCATAACATCAAAAAGCTTCCTGTTCGGCTGCGTATGCAGTTCATCGAACACAACCCCATGGATATTGAAACCATGCTTTGAATAAGCCTCCGCAGACAGCACCTGATAAAAGCTGTTGGTCGGCTGGAAGATGATCCTCTTCTGGGAAGCCAGGATCTTCACCCTTTTGTTCAGAGCCGGACACATCCTGACCATATCCGCTGCAACCTCAAAGACAATGGACGCCTGCTGCCGGTCAGCCGCACAGCCATAAACCTCAGCACGCTCTTCACCGTCACCGCAGCATAAGAGCAGAGCCACCGCCGCAGCCAGTTCTGACTTTCCCTGTTTCTTCGGGATCTCGATATACGCCGTGTTGAACTGCCGGTATCCGTTTGGTTTCATGGTTCCGAATACATCCCGGATGATCTGTTCCTGCCAGTCGATCAGTTCAAAAGGCTTTCCCGCCCAGGTTCCTTTGGTATGGCAGAGGCACTGGATGAAGTTCACCGCAAAATCCGCCGCGTCCTTGTCATAGACAGAATCCTTCGCCTTGAACTTTGTCGGCTTATATTTCTTCAGCTTCCGCATCTTCATCCGCATCACCACCTTTAAGCCACTGCCTGTAAACCTGCTCTGAGATCTTCGCCATCATCACCGGCGGAACGCTCATTCCGCAGATATACTGGACACTCTGACCCATGAAGTCATAATCCTGCGGGAATGTCTGGCAGCTGATAATATCCCTGTCTGTCAGCAACAGCCCGTCACACATACGGTACATACTGCTTCCGGCTACAAGTGTGTATGCCGGCTCATCATCGGACAGGATCGGCGTGGTAAATCCGCTGTTCTTCTTCCTTCTCACCCTGGCATTGATATCAGCAATACACCGGTCAGACGGAATCCGGTACTTCAGCAGCTTTGCCTGCATACTGTTTTCATCCATCGCCTTACCATAAGGTTCCCTGACATCACCAAAAGGAATCGGCTTTGAATTGAAGTTCATGGAAAGCTTCGGATATTTAAGGTCTTTCCTATGAGCGATAAAAAAGACGCGCTCTCTTTTCTGAGGCACGCCCATTCTCGCCGCATTGAACAGAAATATCTGCACCACATACCCGGCATCGTCAAAGGCTTTCACTATCTGGTTGACCCAGCCCTTCGCGTTCCCGGTAATGATCCCCTTTACATTCTCTGCGATCACAACCTTCGGCTGCAGTCTCTTCGCTATTGCGATAAAAAATAAGAACAGGTCATCAAGCCTCTGCTTTGCCTGCCCTTCCCGGAACACCTTTTCCACATTCCAGCCGGCTTCCCTGCTGCCTGCTGTCGAAAATACGGAGCAGGGCGGCGAACCGTCCAGCACATCCAGATGAAACAACTCTTCCGGTATCTTCTCATCCGGCAGCTTCAGGAAATCCCTGATATCCATAAGGAATGAATGCTTCGGGTGATTATTCTGCTTGTATACCTTCATCATGTCAGGATCAATCTCACAGTTTCCCACGACATCAAATCCTGCAAGCTTATATCCCATTGAGGAACCGCCGCCGCAGGAGAAGCAGGAAAACACGGTATGACCATGCTTCGGTCTGCTTTCCAGATTGGACAGGTTCCACTTCCACGGAAACTCAGTTGAACCGGAAACCGCAGTTCGGGCATTCGTATTTGAACTCTTCATCCCCAAACACCTCCGCGTCAAATTCCGTGGTTCCGGTCAGTTCCTTCTCCGAACCGCCGCCGTCACCATCCACCGGCAGATCTTCCGCCATACCAAAAAAGTCGAACCCTTCCAGATCAAGTCCTTCCAGTTCGACTTCCAACTTCATCAGATCCCATGTTGCCTTTTCGCCGGTCTTGTTATCCAGGAACCTGTATTTCTTTTTCTGTTCTTCGGTCAGACCATCGCAGATCAGGCATTCCACATCATCCATGCCAAGAGCGACAAGTGCCTTATATCTGGTATGGCCTGCTATAATCACATGGTCCTCATCTACAATGATGGGTGTGATATAAGAACACTGACGGATACTCTCCGCAACGGCATTCACCGCGTCATCATTTTTTCGCGGATTATTCTTGTACGGCTCAATGTCCGCAAGTTTCAGTCTTTCCAGCTTCATACCTCGAACACCTCCCCACAGCAAGGACAGGTCATCATCTTTGGTCCGTCCTCTTCGGCTTCATCCGGAAGTGCCATCTCAGGCTGTCCGAAATCATATCCCTGAAAATCCACATCACACAGTTCCACGCTCAGCTTCTTCTGATCCCAAGAAGCCATCTCCGCCGTCTTGTTGTCATACAGACGGTACTTTTTCTTCTGTTCCTCTGTCAGGTCGGAAGCAATGACAACCTCACATTCCTTATATCCCAGCTTCTTCAGCGCTTTATATCTGGTATGCCCTGCCAGGATCACGCCATCCTCGTCAATAATGATCGGTGCGATGTAAGAACACTGCCTAATGCTCTCCGCAACATCGTCCACCGCCTCATCATTTATCCTCGGATTGTTCTCATAAGGCTTCAGTTCTGACAGCTTTTTCTTCACATATTTCATCGAAACCCTCCTATTTCTTCCTTGCCGTAAGCAGATGTTCCATCAGGTCATCATGGGGATTCGCCCCTCCGTACTCTACAGAGCAGTTTTCCTTTACGATCTGATAGATCTGATACCAGCACTGGTTCACCTGCTTCAGGTAATTCTGGCTCATTGTCACATATGGGGAAGTGATCGCCGCCCCTGTGGTCGGATGCTTTGCCAGGAATCCGTATTCCGATATGCAGGTCTCGCACTGTACCCATCTGGATACCGACATCGCGTACTGTTCGATCAGCTGCGTATTTACCAGCCTCTCACACCCTCTTTCCTTCAGCCAGAGGAAGGTTGACTTGAACACATCCTCCGCGCAAAGGTCAATGCCGCTCTTCTGAGCAGCCTTTAAGAAGTCTTTCACCGGCGGCACATCCTCGCCGCTTATCTCCGCAGGCTCCGGAAGGTCAATGACCGTTGCCGCAAGCCCGCTGTCAATCTTTTCCGTCAGGGCTTTGGACTTCCTGCCGGAACCGACCCTTGCGCCGCCGCGCATAGTCCCGTCTTTAGCCATTTTCCTTCACCTCAATTCCCTGCCGGGGTAATACCCCGTTTGATTTCTTCTTTTTGTGCGTGTGACCCCCGCGCCGTTCCCTGGGAAACATACGCGTGGGGATTTTTACTCGCCCTCCGGGTGCTTTCCCCATCGGTCTCCCCTCTCTGCGTGTATGCGCGAGTGACACGACTTACACAACGCGATCAGATTGCTCCTATCGTGCGTGCCACCTTCACTCAGCGGCTTCTTATGATGCACTTCCTCGGTCTCCACGATAATTCCACGCTGAAAGCACAGTTCACAGAACGGATGCTCCATCACGTACTTGTCGCGGATCCTTTTCCATGCTCTTCCGTAACGCTTCTTTGTCCTGGGATCACGCCCATACTTTTCATACTCACTGTTCACCTTCGTCTGGTGTTCCAGACAATATCTCCCTTCCGTAAGGTTGGGACAGCCCGGATAAGCACACGGCTTCTTCGGTTTTCTCGGCATCTGTCCACCTTCTTTCTTCCACGGAAAAAGCCGCTGCAGAATCTCCCACAACGGCTTCCTCATCTTTCGCTTTTGCCATCTTAACATTATCACATAGGCTTACTGTATCGAACTGTATTTTACTGTATTCTTTCCGGAATCTTGATTTCATCCAAAGCATTCCTGTGAAGACGGAATACATTGTCGATACCGTAACCAAGCTCGATGGCGATCTCTTCCCATCTCATATAGGACAGGTACCGCAGTTCCAGTATCGTCTTAAGTTCGGCACTCTCCACAGCCTTGATCCTGCGGATAATTTCCTTCTTCAGTTCCACAAGTTTCATCATATCCTGGTTGATCTCATTCTCCAGGTCGATGATTTTTATAATAGCATCCTCCATTCTGGAACCATCCCTGTTCGGGCTCTTCGGCATATCCGAATATGTCACCGTTGCCTTGGTGGCCAGGTCATGAAGATCCTCGATCTGTCCCAGCTTACTCTCGATCCGTTGGTTCAGTCCAAATGCCTGCGATAAATATTTCTTCGCTTCCTGCTGATGTCTGTTCATAAGCTACCTCCGATTGGATTTATTTTTATTCCCTCGGATTGACTCTGATTGTCTCACTTCGTCCTGAAGCCTTCTGATCAGGTATTCCCCGTCCACGGATGTAAGCTGCTGATACCAGCCGGAACGGAAAAACCTCTCGATCTCCAAAGCCTCATCTATTGCCTGCTGGTTCTTCGGATGAGCCTTGATCTTCTTCAATGCTGTCCTGTAATCGGAAACAGCCTGAAGGATAATAGCATTCGCCAATCGCTCATACGGATCCTCCGCCAGATTCTTATTTCCTGCCATAGGCACCTACCTCCGCTTTCACGGCATCGATCAGCGCCGATTGTGTCTGGTCTTTTGCTTCCAACGCCTTTAGGATTCTCTCATCCACGGTATCTTCCGTTACAATATGAATCACCGTAACCGTTCCGGAAGTCTGACCCTGACGCCATAATCTCGCTATCGTCTGCTGATACAGCTCCAGACTCCAAGTGATTCCGAACCATACAATCACATTTCCGCCTGATTGCAGATTCAAACCATGACCGGCAGAAGCAGGATGTATCAATCCCACCTGTAGCTCCCTGGCATTCCACTTTTCGATGCTCTTATCAGAATCAAGCTTCTCAAACACAATCTTCAGCTTATTCAGCCTCTCGGTGATCCTTGCCAGGTCATGCTTGAACCAATAGGCCACCAGAATTGGTTTCCCGTTCGCTGATTCGATCAGATCCTCCAATGCATCCAGCTTTCTTTCATGGAAGGTATTCACCGAACCGTCGTCATCATAAACAGCTCCATTGGACAGCTGCGATAATTTTCCGGATAATGAAGCCGCATTTGCCGCTGTGATCTCTCCTCCCGGAAGCTGCAGAACCAGCTCGTCCTTCATTTCCTCATACTTTGAACGCTCGTCATCATCCAGATAGACCTTATATTCATTGCTGATCAGCTCCGGCATATCCAGATAGTCCTTCGCTTTCATGGAAATGGTGATATCGGATATCCTGTCGTAAATTCTCTCTTCCGCTCCCGGCAGAAGTTTATAGGTATAGACGATCGGACCGTTCATCCTGTCAGGCTTGAAATAATTCACCCTGTACTGACTGATAAATCTCCCAAGTCTCTCTCCCATATCCAAGACCTTGAACTCTGCGAATAAATCCTTCAAGCCATTCGATGAAGGTGTTCCGGTCAGCCCCACAATGCGCCGGATCTTCGGTCTTACCTTCATAAGCGCCTTGAACCTCTTTGCCTGCCAGTTCTTAAAAGAAGAAAGCTCGTCCACAACTACCATGTCATAATCAAACGGCAGACCGCTTTCCTCAATCAGCCAGGGGATATTCTCCCGATTGATAATATAGATATCCGCATCCGCCTTTAATGCCGCCAGCCTCTCCGCAGCCGTTCCGACCGCTATGGAATACCGGATCCCATTCAAGTGATCCCACTTTTTGATCTCATCGGACCATGTATTCCTGGCAACCCTCAAAGGCGCTATGATAAGGACCTTCGTCACCTCGAAGCTGTCATACATAAGTTCATTCAAGGCTGATAAAACAATGCTCGTTTTTCCCATGCCCATATCAAGCAGTATGGCGGCGACCGGATTCTTCTTTATGAACTCGATCGCATATTTCTGATATTCATGTGGCTTGTATCTCATCTAAAATCCCTCCGATTTTCTCCGGATCATCAAGCACGTACACCCGAAAGCCAAGTTTCTCCATGAGCCTGTGTCTGGATACCTGCAGATGCCTTGGCACCTCTCCCGGTGCCTTGACCTCCACAAATCCGAAATGTCTTCCGGGCAGAAGCACGATCCTATCCGGCATTCCGTTAAATCCCGGTGAAACGAACTTTGGACAGATTCCGCCTCTGGCCTTTACAGCCCGAACCAGTTTCTGCTCCACCTGCTTCTCTCTCATATTTCTTCCAGGCTCTTTCAAAAGCATCCATACATCCGCTGCAGGCCCCACAGCTTTTAAGGTATCCTCGGATCGTTTCCTTATCCCCGTCATTCGGGAATTCCCGGTCATCTTTTATATCCCGGGCAAGGTCGCCCACCGGTGCCTTTGTGTTTATGTGCTTTTTCATCATCCATGTATAAAAGTTCATTGCGATTCCTCCATCAATCGAATTTATTTGAGGGTGCAGGGGGTGCAGGACATTCCCTATTCTTCCTATAAAGAATTTTCCAGTAAAAAAATCTCTATACGCGATATAGGTATTAGTCCTGCAACCCCTGCACCTTTTAGGTAAAATCAATCTGCAAAGTCTGTGTCTTTGACCTGCAACCCCTGCACCCACATACCGGATTTCTTCTTTTTGCGGGAAAAACCTCTCTTCTCCAGCTCCAAAACAAAATCCGCATTGGTTCTCTGGTACTCACCCGTGCGCAGGCAGTAAGCCCTGAACTCTTCATAAAATTCCCCGGACTTATACTCCAGCCCGTCACCGACATCACAGCATTCCTCCAGGAAGATGCCTATCCAGTCATTCATGCCGCGATATGCCGCAATGGCATCCAGCACCACCTTCGGCTTCGCCGTCTTGTGGTCATGCTCGATAACCTTCCTGGCACCTTCGATGATCCAGCTCATGATGGCTGGTGCGGCGTGCTCATACAGATAATCCGAATAATTCTTAATATCTGAGCTTCCTTCGATCTTTGCATGAAACGGGATCACAATCAGTCTCCGCCAGGTACCGTCATCTGATGCGCTGACCTTCGGCAGATGGTTCGTGTAAAGCACCACCGTATGTGAGGGAACAAAATCAAAAGGATCCTTGAACTTCTTCTCTCCCCTGATTTGGTCCGTCGAACAAAGCTGCTTCAGGATTGATGTAGATAACCTCATCCCTTCCTCCAGCTCTGCCGCGATAATGAGGCGCTTGCCCTTAAGCTCAGCGATCTCAGGTTTCACATTCCTTCTGCACCCGGCAGTCAGGGCATCCGCAGAAATCGCCCCGGAATAGGTTCCAAGGACTCTCGACACCGTGTTCCAGAAAGTGGATTTACCGTTCCGCCCTTCGCCGTATGCAATGATGAGGGCTTCTTCATAAACCTTACCGATTGCCGCAAGCCCAACTGTCTCCTGCACATAATCGATCAAATCCTGATCGCCGCAGAAGAACAGCTGCAGGGCTTCTTCCCACAAATCTTTCCCTTCTTCACCCGGAGACGCATTCGTGATCTTGGTCAGAAGGTCGGCTGAGTTATGCGCTCTTACGCCTTCTAATCCCTTCTTCAAGTCATAAGTCGCTTCCGGCGTGTTCAGGTAATTCTCCTGAGCATCAAACAGATTGATATCCGTCGCCACCATAGGCTTCGCAGCGCTCTGCGTATTTACGATATTTTTGTAATTCCTGTATTTCATGACAAATGCGTAATAGGCCTTAGCCGCCAGATAATCCTTATAAGCATCATCCAGATCCGGTGTGATCATCTTCTCCAATGCCTTGCCGCCTGCTCTAACGACCTGCTCCGGAATCCCGCCGTCGATCAGCGCCTGCATTGCCGCTGAATACTGTGACCTGGCATTCACAAGCTGCATGTCCAGGAACTCTTCCACGGTTCCGACCGCCTTCTGCCTGTTCTCTCTCCAGCAGATTCCGTCATAGCTTAAGAACTCCGTGGCATCCGTATAGAGAAGTTCACCGGCATATTCCTTTACAAGCACCCTCGCCTCGCCGATATCCGAATAATCGTCCGGCTTCAGGGAATCAAACTCTGCATTGTACTCATCCGGCGGAATATATCCCGGCTGCGTCATGACGGTCTTCTTATAAAACCTCACTGCACTTGCCCAGATCGTATTCAGTTCCGACTCTTCAAGCGGCGGATCACATCTCTTCGCGTGTTCCAGAAATGCTTCCTTCGCCTTGTCGGTGATCCCGTATTTCTTCAACACACGACCGGCAAAATGGCTCATGGCATTATTGCGGTTCCCTACGGTGATAGGACCGGAGCTGACCGGAGCACCTTCAGAAGCTTCCTCCGAATAATCCGGCGTCACCTCTTCGTCGATGGTCTCCCAGCCTTCATGCCAGATCACTTCATCCGGATCAGACCCGAAGATGAACCTGGCCGCATCCAGCGCATTGTCATCAAAGAAGGAAAACTCTTTCTGAACCGCCCTCTTGATCGCCGCATAATGCTCTGCGTCCGCTGTTTCTTCTATAGGAAAGTACACATGGAACTTCGGTCTCGCCGCCTTGCCGTCCTTTTCCTTCATATGATTCCTGCTCGGCACCGCTGCATAGTCGATCTCTTCAAAGATCTCTTCCAGCTTCTCGATGGTAATCCAGTCATCCGGATCCTCCGAATGGTCATTATCACAGTCCATCACTATGACATTGGACTTCAGGAAGTTACTGATATTGCGGTAGTTCTTCTTAAACTCTCCGCATACGTGGTCAACCCTGACCGCCTCTTTGAGCTCATCCCCTGACGTGATCTCTTTCCTGTTCGGATACACGCAGTTCTTGGCATCGGCAGTCACGTTTGCCGTCTGTAAAACAAAAAACATATTTCTGCCTCCTGTTATCTTCTTATGAAATTGGTTACTGTCCGCATCTTCTTACCGACCCTCAAGGGAACCACCTCTTTTCTTTGAAGTAGTAAAGCCAAACCTGGCTTTCCGAAGGTCTAGGTAAAAGTCCGGGCAGTTTTCCGATGCCAGGAAGATTTTTTCAGATTTTTATGTGTGAGGCAGAAACGCTTCTTTTTATAAAGAAAAATCCGGTCATCATCTGGCTGGAAATTTTTTTGTCCGAAAATCGGAAAACGACCTCATCTCATACCTAGACCTCCGAAAGATGCAGATAACCGATTAGCTCCAAAAAATATTTTTCAGGAAAATCGGAAAACAGCACTTTCTCATACCTAGACCACCAGAACAGGGAAACGGAGGTGCAAGAGATGAACGACAGAACCATTGAATAAGCCGCCCCGGTAACTACTACTGAGGCGGCGGATCGGACAAAAGATATGAACCTTGATAAACAAATATGAAAGATAAGGAGAATGACAACATGAGCAAAATGAGCGAATTGTCACAGGTCCTGGATGATCTCATCTCCTGCGGAGAAAAGATGATCCAGACCGCAAATGCTATTAAGGAATGCTTCAGTGAAGAAGCACCCGCAGCAGAACCTGAGAAGAAAGAAAAAGCTGCCAAGAAGGAAAAGGCTCCTGAAAAGACCTATTCCAAGGAAGATGTCAGAGCCCTTCTTGCAGCCAAGGCAAACGAAGCCGGAGGCCAATTCAAAGCTCAGGTGAAAGCCATCGTCAAGAAATACGCGGGCGGCGGAAGCCTGACAGACGTACCTGCAGAAAGCTATCCAGCTCTTGTGGAAGAAGTGGAGGGACTGAAAGATGCCTAGACACGCATACCTCTCCGCATCAGCTTCCCACAGGTGGCTCTCATGCCCGCCTTCAGCAAAGCTCTGTGCGGAGATCAAGGACGAATCCTCTCCATACGCCCAGCAGGGTACCGACGCCCATGAGCTGTGTGAGTACAAAGTTCTTCATGCGTTAGGCGAAGATGTCAAGGACCCGACAGAGAATCTTGATTTCTTCGATACAGAAATGGCGGACGCTACCGATGAATACTGTTCCTTCGTAATAGAACAGTACGAAAAGGCAAAGCAGCAATGCAAAGACCCTCTGATCCTCGTTGAACAGAGACTGGATTTTTCCAAATGGGTGCCGGACGGATTCGGAACCGGCGACTGTCTCATCATCGCAGACAACATCCTTCAGATCATAGATTTCAAATATGGTCTTGGAATATTGGTAGAAGCGGAAAACAATCCGCAGATGATGTGTTACGCGCTCGGGGCACTGGATACCTACGACGGAATCTATGATATCGAATCCGTAGAAATGACGATCTTCCAGCCACGCCGTGAGAACATCAGCACCTACACCATCAGCAAGGAAGATCTGCTTGCATGGGCAGAAGGGTTCCTAAAACCGACAGCGGAGCTTGCATATAACGGTGAAGGCGAATTTCACGCCGGCGACCATTGCCAGTTCTGCAAGGTCAAAGCTACCTGTCGCAAAAGAGCTGAGTACAACATGGAGCTTGCAGCCTATGACTTTGAACAGCCCTCCACCCTGGATGATGCGGAGATCACATCCATCCTTCCCAGAATCGATAATCTGGTAGCATGGGCCAGCGATATCAAAGAATACGCACTTCAGCAGGCGATGAGCGGAACAGAGTATCCCGGATTTAAGGTTGTGGAAGGCAGATCAATCAGAAAGTACACGGATGAGAACGCCGTTGCTTCCGCTGTAACAGATGCCGGATACGACCCTTATGAGAAAAAGGTGCTCGGAATCACAGCGATGACTTCCCTTCTCGGGAAGAAGAAATTTGAAGAACTTTTGGCAGGCTTCATTACAAAGCCGCCAGGCAAACCGACACTTGTGCCGGAGTCAGATAAAAGACCGGCACTGAACACAGCCAAAGATGATTTTAGTGAAGAATAAGGAGGAAAAAATCATGGCAAAGAATGTATCTATCCCCACAAAAGTTATTACCGGTGTCAATACCAGATGGTCCTATGCCAATGTCTGGGATCCGAAGTCCATCAACGGAGGCACCCCGAAGTACAGCGTTTCCCTTATTATCCCGAAGTCTGATACCGCAACGGTATCCAAGATCAAGGCCGCAATCCAGGCAGCCTATGAGGAAGGTCAGAGCAAGCTGAAGGGTAACGGCAAGTCCGTTCCTGCCCTCTCCGCCATCAAGACACCGCTCCGTGACGGCGATCTGGAAAGACCGGATGATGAAGCTTACAAGAACAGCTATTTCATCAATGCCAACAGCGCAACGGCTCCCGGAATCGTGGATGCCGACAGACAGCCGATCCTGGAAAGATCCGAAGTCTATTCCGGCGTGTACGGCAGAGCATCCATCAATCTGTACGCCTTCAATAGCAACGGCAATAAGGGTATCGCCTGTGGTCTGAACAACCTTCAGAAGATCCGTGACGGCGAACCTCTCGGAGGCAAGTCCAGAGCTGAGGACGACTTTGCAACTGTGGACGATGAGGATGATTTCCTCGACTAACCTGACAACCAAAGCGGGCGGCGGTACTTACGCCGCTGCCTGCGACAATCAAAGATATGAGGTGCAAATCAATGAACACTATACTGACTGCTGTTATCACTTTTCTGGCTATGATCGGTGTCGCCGTAATCATCGTATTCACGATGGAAGCTATCTGCAAAAAAGCTGATGCTTCCAAGGAATACAAGAAGAAGCGCATCGACAATCTGGAAAAGATCAATGAAAAGCTGGATGACATCATCCGAATCTTAAGACATTAACCTGCAGGGTGGCGGCGATGCTGCCGCCCTCTTTTTTACAAGGAGGATAGCCATGAACACAGAAAATATCACAGATATCACTATGAACTTTAATAACCCGAAATGGATCCTGGATCACATCACCATTGCCCTTCAGCGAACTTCAGATGAGTGCATCGCAAAAAGGCCCTGTGATCTGGACGGTATCGAACAATACCTGATTCTAAGAGGCGAACAGGACGGCGCTCATTATTCCGTCAAGGTCGTACCGGTTCTTCTGTCTAATGCAGGCATCGAAGAAAACTATGCCTGGGACAGGGCTCTTGAAAACCTTAGCGCAGATACACAGATTACCAGCCTCGGAAAAGTCCTGTCAGATCTGATGGGTGCACCCTACGACAGCTCTATAGACGCAGATGTCAAATTTCACGTAATCACCAATATGCAGAAATTCAAAGGTGCCGCTGCCATTATGAACCGGAAAGCACTCAAAACTTTTACCCAGAAATACAGAACCAATATGCTCTTCGTTCTCCCATCATCTATCCATGAAATGATGATCGCCCCTTATGACAGCAGCCTCCATCTGGATGAATTGTCAGCTATGGTCAAGGAGATTAACGAGACACAGGTAGCACCGGAGGAACGCCTGACAGACAGGGCATACATCATCACCCTCTGAGAAAGGAAAATCAATGAAAGAATTGTCAATCGACCTGGAGACTTACAGCGACGTTGATATCTCCAAATGTGGGGCTTACAAGTACGCTGAGTCTGATAATTTTGAGATACTGCTCTTCGGTGTTTCCGTGGACGGCTCCCCGGTCAAGGTATATGACCTTGCCTGCGGCGATACCGTACCGGAAGAAATCCTTGCAGCACTATCTGATGAGAATATAACGAAATGGGCCTTCAACGCCAGTTTTGAGCGCATTTGTCTCTCCAACTGGCTGAAGCGCCTTCACCCGGAGCACTTCTACGGCTACAGCATCCCCGAAGACCCTGCTTCAAAATACCTGGATCCTTCCTCTTGGAAATGCACCATGATCTGGTCCGCATATATGGGGCTTCCCTTATCACTGGAAGGCGTCGGTGCCGTGCTTAAGCTTCAGGATCAGAAGCTGAAAGAAGGCAAAGACCTGATCAGATACTTCTGCACACCGTGCAAGCCTACGAAATCAAACGGTGGCCGCACCCGAAACCTCCCTCAGCATGACAGCGAAAAGTGGATCCGTTTCAGGGAATACAACCGCCGGGACGTGGAAGTAGAAATGGCAATAAAGAAGCGTCTGGCCAAATATCCTGTTCCAGACTTCCTTTGGGATGAATACCACTTCGATCAGGAAATCAATGACAGAGGGATCATGCTTGATATGCAGGTAGTTGAGAACGCCATCACCTTTGATGAAAAATCAAAATCCGAACTCATGCTGTCCATGCAGAATATCACAAATCTTGATAACCCAAACAGCGTTGTTCAGATGAAGCAATGGCTCTCTGATCATGGTGTGGAGATGGATTCCCTCGGAAAGAAGGATGTCGCTCAATTTGTCAAGAACTCTGACGGTAACGCTAACGGTAACATTATAGAAGCGCTGAAGCTCCGCCTGCAGCTTGCCAAATCCTCTGTGAAGAAGTATCAGGCCATGCAGAATGCGGTCTGCAGAGACGGCAGGACTCACGGCATGTTCCAGTTCTACGGTGCCAACCGTTCCGGCAGATGGGCCGGCCGCCTGATTCAATTACAGAACCTTCCGCAGAATCACATGAATGATCTTGCTGAAGCCAGATCCATCGTGAAATCCGGTGATTATGACACCCTGCAGCTGCTCTATGATGATATCCCGGACACCTTATCGCAGCTGATCAGAACAGCCTTCGTGCCTCGCCCGGGATACAAATTCATTGTAAGCGACTTCTCCGCTATCGAAGCCCGTGTTCTTGCCTATCTTGCTGGTGAGACCTGGCGCTCCAAAGTATTTGCTGAGGGAAAAGATATCTACTGTGCCTCTGCAAGCCAGATGTTCGGTGTTCCTGTTGAGAAGCACGGCATCAACAGCCATCTCCGCCAGAAGGGGAAAATTGCGGAACTCGCCCTCGGATACGGCGGATCCGTCGGTGCTCTGATCTCGATGGGCGCTCTTGATATGGGGCTCCCGGAAGAAGATCTGCAGCCGCTTGTAAACGCATGGCGTAACTCTAATCCTATGATCACGGCATTCTGGTGGGACGTTGACCGTGCTGTCAAGACCGTCATCACTCAGCGAATCAAAACAGAAGTCCGCGGTATCAAATTCTTTTACAAAAGCAGAATGCTCTTCATCCAGCTTCCTTCAGGACGGCGGCTCGCATATGTGAAGCCCCGGATCGTAACCAATCAGTTCGGAGGAGAATCCGTCACTTATGAAGGCGTCGGCTCTACAAAGAAGTGGGAACGCATTGAATCCTATGGACCTAAGTTCGTGGAGAATATCGCCCAGGCTATCAGCCGCGACATCCTCTGCTACGCTATGAAAACTCTTCGCCATTGCTTTATCGTTGGTCACGTCCACGATGAACTGATCATCGAATGTGACCCCAGAGTTGACCAGAAAGTGGTCTGTGAGCAAATGGGAAGATCCCCGGACTGGATGCCGGATATTCTGCTCCGGGCGGATGGATATGAAACTCCCTGGTACCGTAAGGACTGACAGCAAAAGGCCCCCGGAGTGATCCGAGGGTCTTTCGTCATGCTCACACATTTAGTGAGCATAGCAAGAAAGGCTGTTAGAATTATAAAAGCTGAACAATGCTCTAATAAAAACTATTTCTTCAATATGTCTATTAACGACTCTGCAATCGTAACAGCTTCCTGCTCCGTATTCTCCGCACCGAAAGTAACTCGAATCGTGCCTTCTGCATATTCTTCTGGCACATGAATCGCTTCTATCACATGAGAAGAGCGAGTATTTACTGAATCGCAAGCAGAGCCAGTGGAAATACAGATTCCCTTCAGATCCATTCTATGAAGCAGCATCTCGCCTTCGGCTCCCCTAATAGATATGTTCACATTTCCGGGAAGATGATTACTGCTACCGTTTAGCCTGTAATCAATGCCAACAGCTGTTAATGCTTCTATAAAAATCCGGCTCAACTTTCGAAGCTTCTGCGTGGTCTCCTCCATCCGGTCACAGTTCTTTTTAAGAGCAACTGCCATAGCCACAATAGCAGCCACATTCTCGGTGCCAGCACGTCTGCCATGCTCTTGGGAACCACCATCGGCAAATGGACTAAGAGATACCCCATTACGGATATACAAAAAACCACTGCCCTTCATTCCGCCAAACTTGTGAGCTGATGCAGAGAGCATATCAACACCAAGCTTCTTCACATCAATCGGAATGTGGCCGACTGCCTGCACTGCATCGGTATGAAACAAGGCCCCATGTTCATGTGTGATTTTAACAAGCTCCGCTATAGGCTCGATTGTCCCGATTTCATTGTTGGCCATCATAATGGAAACAAGCCTAGTCCTATCCGTGATGTAAGTCTCCAACTTTTTCGGTTGCACGACGCCTTCATCCGTCACCGGCAAGTACGTTACTGGAAAGCCGTGCCGTTCGATGGCAGCACACGCATTCAAAATTGCATGGTGTTCAATCTCGGAAGTAATAGTCGTCCGCTTTTTTTTATCAGAAAATGCCGAGCCTTTGATTGCCCAATTATCGCTCTCAGTGCCGCCAGACGTGAAATAGATTTCCTCTGGTTTAGCTCCAATACACGCAGCAATGGTTTTGCGGGCATCAGCAATTGCTTCCTTAGCCGACTTAGCAAATAAATACGGTTGTGATGCATTTCCGTATTCATCAAGCAAAAATGGCATAGCAGCTTCTAATGCGTCTGGATCTAATTTTGTTGTTGCTGCATTATCCGCATATATCATTCGATTACACCTGCCTCATTCAAAGAGTTTACACCCTTCATTTTTGAACTCTTCGATTTTATCCAGTAGCTCCTCCGTACTCACTTCCAATTGTTCAGCCAAACAGGATATACAATAGAAGTTCTTGGAGTTTTTTCCCAGCAGTTTTTTAGTAAGCCCTATTTCGTTTTTGCTGATATCCTTCTTACCACAAATATAACAGTCTATCATCTTATTCCTTGTCATAATCTCTGCATACAGTAAATGCAGGTATATCCTTTCCTTTGTACTCATCATCAAGCAATCCAAGCTGATATTTGATGGTATCTCTCATTTTTCTTGCTCTGTCCAAACAGTACCGTTTAAAATCGTCAGATGAAATATCTCCTGGTTGTCTAACGTTAGGGAAGATAAGCTTTAAATATGCTGTAGAAATTCTTTTTACTGCTTCAGTATCTCTTGTGTCTGCGCCATCGGGAACAACAACAAGTTCGTCAACAATTGCCCTATAACTCATATCATCTCTCAGTTCATGCATAATGGAGCAGAAGTATTCCGAGTTTAATGCCCAACCGGATGCTTTTAGGTCATCATTCATTCTTGGAATGTTCCATCCTTTTATAAAGCCATGGAATCTGTCAATCAGCGCGGATTCATGAAAAACCTTTGGCAACTCCACAAACATGTTCCCATAGCCATCTTCTTCCATAGATGCTTTGCTGATATTTCCACATAAAATCATTCCTGCATAAGCAGTGCCTTCGTGATTTCCGACGGTATAGACACCCGATTCAAGATAGCCCTTAAGGGCAGCCCTCATTTCATCAGTGTCTGTAAAAGAAATCGTCTGGACTTCATCTAGTGTGATAAAATCGTTTCCTGCCACCAGCCCTTCCATATGACGATTTTGATCATAAAACATCTTTGCACGGCTCATGATTCCGCCGCTCGACAACCATCCAAAGCGGCTTACGCGTCCGAATAAATAGGATTTTCCTGTCCCCTTTGGCGCTAATTCTATTAAATTTAATCTTTTCTCTATGAAAGGAAGCAGCCGTGTAAGCATGGTAAGCTTCTTTTCTTCATCATCGTTATATCCATCTGCATTATAGTCCACTGCACCAAGAACAATATCTATCCATTCCTTTGTGGAAAATTCTTTTCGCGCATCCTTAAAATAATCAAGGTCTATTCTGTATGGACAAAATGGTTTAAAAGAAAGCAGCTTAATTTTTCCCTTTTTTCCAGCTTTAGATCTATCCTGATTTTTATTTACGTTGAATGACCATTCATGCTCATACTCGTCAGGGGACTGATACCCCAATTCGACCATTCCCCATGTCTCATATTCATTAACAAGGTCTGCCTTACATTCGTTCCAGACATCTTCATCAATCACTGTGTCTTTATAAGACAGACCAAAATCAGATAGAGAGAAAGAGACCTGCCCTGTCTTTATATCTATATCAATAGATACCTTGGCTAAAAATCTTACTGTCTCCTGTTCTATAACCACTCGATTCTTTATAGAATTCCAATCTTCTTTTTTAGGAAGATATGTATGTACAAATTTTGATACCCTATCCACATCGAAAACGCCATTCTCATCTTCAAATTTCCGAAGTATCCAATCTCTCATAAAAGATGGAAGGCTAAGCGCGGAAAAGACATTGCTCTGCTTCTTGAGATCTTTGTACACAACCATCTCATCAAAGCAGTTCTTTAATTTTTCCTCAGTAATAGTCACTTGGATTCCTCCTTATCAAAACAAATCATCAAAGTCATCATTCATGTCTGCACTCTTGCCAGCTGCTTTGATTTCAATATGCCCTACAAGATCGTTGCCTAGATAAACATCTGCTGGATACGTTCCTGCTCTTTTAATATCTGGAATAGCAACCTTGAAATGGTTATCATCTATGCGTTCTGATTGATATCTCTTATTCTCATACCCTATAGTCAGAGTATCTCTTATGGTTTTATTTACATACAGGTTTACCATGATCCCCTTTTTATAATCAGCCTTAATCTTTTCTCCATCAACAATTGTAACAACAAAGCTGCTATCATTAAGTGAAAAGGTAATGATCGGTACAATCACCTCCTCAAGCGAAGCTCCACCGTGAACTTCCACGTTGGCCGCCCTGCTACCCTTGAATCTACCATAATCTGCAAGAACTATATATCCTCGATCTTCTTCATTTATTGCAAATGGAAGATCACACCCAGGGAAGAACTTGCAACATCTTCCAGAATGTTCACCCTTTGTATCAGTTTCATATTTTTCTTCCTTATGGCGCAGCACAGCAAGGCGTGATGCTCCGTGATCACTTGCAATCACAACACGGTCATATTTTCTAAGGCCTAAGGTGGTAGCGACGTCGTTAACAGCTTTCTCAATGATTTCCAGTTCTTTTGCCAAGTGAATAGGATAAGGATTTTTGGCACTATAATAGTATCCTCCTTTATCCTTATGCTTTATCTCGTCAAGTTCCTCTTCTTTAGGATGTTTCAAATCTTCCGGCCAGTTACTGAAAAACGCGTTGTTCTCACATGTGATAGTTGGCAGTTCAGCCCTCCCTATTTCTATGGAAACCTTCAGTCCTCGTCTTCTTGCAAGCTCTACAATGTACCCAAGATATTCCACTCCGAGCGCATCAATCCAAAAAAGCTGAGTAGACCCGTCATTCTTTTCTTTAACAAGTTCATCTCTCTTTGGGAGGCGGTTATATATTCTCTCAAGTGCAAGTTTGTCTACTTCCGTCGAAAAATCTTCACTTAGTCTGTTCCGAAGCTTGAGCTCCTTATACTTTTCAAAATATGCCGTAATTCTGGCTGCAAATCTAACATCAAGCCCATTCCCATTAAACGGATATCTGTTGTTATAAGCAGCAAGATCTGGGTATATTTCCCCAAGGTTCTCAGGAAGACCATTATTGGCAATCCAAATGATGACTTCCTGCTTTTCAACCAGAGTATTATCGGTTAATTTATAAACACTTTCACTGATATTCACACGATTTTCATTTACAAAAGGAGCCATTTCTGATTCTGGGTAGTGTGACAGCAGTCTTTTCCGTTCTTTATAAAATTCCTGATACTCTGCGTTTGTATGAGGAATAGCAATAATGGCACATAATATCTCTCTCTTGAAGCTGGAAAGGCCTTTGCTGTTTTTTAGGACATATCCCAAATATTTACCTTCATATGCCTTGGCATTCATCACCAAATAGATGTAAAACAACCAGTTGTTGTACTCATCTCCATATAGCAAGCCATAAAAATCCGCATCCTGAAAATCGGCAAATCCATATTCTTCAAACAGCTTGTCCGTTTTGAAATTCTTATCTTGAAGATCAGTAAGAAACTTTCCCCACATGTCTTCTGTTCCATATTCCTTAGGAACTTCATCCATACTTATATTTTTAGCGATTGCTTCATAAGAATCTCTTACAAGTTGTATGGGAAGCAAGGAATCTCTGAATTCCATTACAGTATTAGCAGAAATTTCATTATTAGCTCCGTCTTCAAGAACTTTCAGGAGATTTTTTACTCCATTAATTTTATATATTCCGAGCCCAGGATCAGAAAATTTAAAGCGTAGCGAGGTAGTAAGATCTTCGCCAAATGCAACCCTGCCACTTTCAACCAATCTTTTATCATTTTTCACAAGCGCTCTTACCTGAGTTTCTACACATCTGAGCAGCAAGACGACCTGAGCATTCCCTAGATTGTAATCTTTCAACTCCCCTAGGACATCATTAGATCTTTTGTTGCCACTTAAGGCAAGGTATTCGCCCAATCCGAGCATAACGATGTTATTGTAGGAAAATGAAACATCGGCTGTTTCAAGTTTCTCTCTCATTGCATCTAAGTCAGGAAGTTTGTCGATATTTTTACAACACTCACTGATGTGTAAAATACTAATTGCCCTGCTTTTTAAACTGTCTATTGCTTCGCCATATTCCTTATCTCCAACCACCATGTAAAAAGGCTTATGGGCTTTTGAACCAAAATAGTCCTCTATTGGCTTCATATTCATGAGGATTATTCACCTCCATCAATAATCTCTATACCAAGTGTCATACTCTCTTTTACCAAAGAAATAAGATGCTCCTTCAGTTCATCGCTGCCCATGGAATTAATCTTGGCAATGGCCTTGTCACTGCCCCCGGCGTCATATTCAGCCTTGGCCAGTTCTCTTATTTTGTCATGAATTCGAGGGTGCGAATCCCACTCATAGGCATCTATTGGCATAGCCTCCAAAGAGTCTCTGACTTTTTCAATGTCAGTCAGGATTTTTCTATAAGTTCCCAATATGCTGCAAAATGCCTCATCAATCTTCTGCCTATCATTCAGACAATTAATAAACTGAGCTCCATTTAGGAAATCTAATGCTTCGTTGAATTCCTTCTCACTAGCGGTACCTCTGTTTAGAATCTCGAATGCCTTTTTGGCCTGATCATATTCCTTCTTAGAAACTACAGCTAAAATCGGCGTACTATTTGCAGCAGACCAGGCAGACGGAGTCTTGGTACCCGTCTTATCTTTCCATAACTTGAAAAGCTGCGTCTTAGTCTGATTCTTGCGGAATTCATCGGCAGTTTTCTTTACTATTGCATTACTCTCTGTTCTTGATTTTTTGAAAATGTCAGCAAGTTCTGCCGTCCTTAGCTGAGCCGCATCATCATCATTCAGGCCTTCCAGATACGGAGAATAGATTCTCATGAATACAGGAATCTCATTTGAAAGATAACTTTCAACCACAGTTAAATTACTTACTAGACCCTCTGTGTAATTCTTCATCTGCTCTGGCAGAATATCAGAATCAAGATAAATCTTCCTCAGGAATTCAAACACATCTTTCAGATTTGGATATTCATCCTGGAGAGCTTCGCACGAGCACATTACGAATTTCAGTTTTTCCTGCCATTCTGTAGCTGCATCATTCTTGGCATGAGCTGTAACATGTAGTATATCGTTTGTCGCCTTTACAAATGTATAGTCTACTATTAGCTCCTTAATTCGATCTTCACCTGTATCAAGATTCCAAAGACTTGAAAATTCTACAGAAAACAATCTTCCGATATCTTTTATGATACCGTCGTCACTTGCTCCGATCTTATTCGCTAAATCCCGCAGCTTACCGCCGTCAAAATGCTCGATAAACTTCAACATGCCTTTGCGGCAGTTTTCTGGAGTCAGCAAATTATGGAGAGAATCTACTAATTTCTCATTTTTCAGCGATTCAGCTCCAATTTCTTTTGCAATCTGATGAGCGTCTTCGCCCTCCTTCTGAACAAAAAGAATGTACTTGGAGACGATGTCATAAACTCCGTCAACATCTACGTCCTCTAAACACCATACCGGCAAACCCAGACTCTGCATTCTTGATTTCACAGTAGTTGATGCCTTGGCTGGAGATGAGAGGGTATTTTTCGGAACACCCCATACTTTTTCAGTAGTTTCATAGAAAGCGCGCTCTTCCTGCGTCATTTTTACAATGTAGGTAGACATTTCTTTACTTATGCAGTTGCCGATAAGCTCTGCAAGCTTGTCAGGATTCATCTCTCCATTGGCACCGTTCTGATCAATGTAGCGGTATTTCGTAAGGCTATATTCCTTGAGAAGAAATCCCATGAGAAATGCCGTCAAATTACATTGCGCATAGCCAAATTTGGATACAAGATGCTCATACACATCAAGAACTGATACCGATTTATCATTGTCGAATAGATCCTTTATCAGGTCTTCAACAGAAGATTTTATGACTGAAATCCCTATGCCTGATGTTTCAGGTTTCGTCCAATAATTATCAACGTTCCACGCACCAGCCAATGTGCTCTTTTCTGCACCAGCCACTACGCCGCTTGTCTTTTGGTTTATACCGCACAAGGCAGCCGCTTTTGCATTTGACAGCTTAAATTGCGATTCTGTAAGCCCTTTTCCGAAATCAGACACGTATCTGAATTTTTTTAGTACGACAGCTTGAAGAACATCTGCCACGGCAGAACCACCTGATACTTTCTCTCCATCAGGGTAATCCTTGCTCCAAATCGTAAATATTCCATTATAGATACGATTCTTCCATGTTATGGTAAGAACCTGCTCCGCTTTCTTCGCATTATCTCTTGCAGAAGGATTGTTATTCCCCTGATAGTAATTTGCCATAGCAGAGTATTCTACATAGGAGTCAAAATCATCATCACCAAGTGGGCTTGTCGTTGCATCGATAAAAAGAATATTGTTATAATCTCCGCTTGCAACCGCGGCCTTGATCTTATCGCGCAAAGCGCTACCTTCCGCTGTATCTTTCGCAAATGCTATGACAACATTAAAGTGCCAGTTTTCCTGACGATTTTTTAATGTATTGATTGTTTTTGTAATGTCATTTATCGTCACCGCTGTTATCTGCCCAGTCGTATAGTCTTCGGCAAAGCGAAGCCTGAGAGGCGGATTTAGGGAAAGACAGGTCCCAAGCTTTCCGTCGCTAACAAGGCTAGCGGTTGAACTGCTGTTTCTAATCGATTTCTTATACTCGTTTATCTTTACCTGATCTCCGGCAAGTACCGCGACACCATAAGCAAACTTATTGTTGCCGATAGGTGTCTGTACAAGTACACCGCTCTTGCAGAGCATCTTCGCCAGATTTTTGCATTTAGTATCCATTCCGGATGTTATACCCTCAAAAGCATAGCTGATGTTCTGTTCCGTTGGCTTCAGGACATCAAGCTCGCCGCCCAAGCGCTTATCAATTGCTTGCATGATAAGGATGGTTTTCAAAACACGTTTTTCATCATCCCTGAGATTTTTCTGTTGCGGATATGCATCAAGGATCATCCTAATGTCAGGGGATAGGTTGTCCTTGCCTTTCTCATAAAAGAAATCCCAAAGCATATCAATCGTCAGAAGTGGATAATCGTCATCAGGGCCGTAATTGGAAATAAACCACTGAAATGCTTGCGAATCATCCTTCACCTTGATGAAATCGAACATGCTTCGCTGATTGGAAGCGAAAGCAGATGCAATGTTTTTAAGGACAAGTGCAGCCATAGGATGAAGCGGCATAATATCCTTTATGACCTTCTGATCCTTTATATTCGCTGCTTTCATTACTGCGTTTCTTGAATCACTGAGACGACTGTTAAGCGCGTCAGCACAATTATTCCATGTATCAACCGCTGCTGATTTAACTTTGAAAGCATGGCCGATGAGGTCAAAAGCAATATTATCCGGAAGGGTAATCTCTACTTTGTCAAAGCGTTGCTGAACAACCTTCCACGATTCATCCTGATCGTCAATAATACTGCCTGCCTGATGAGTAACGATAACAAGATAGAACGGACTCTCCTGGCAAAGAGCAACGACTTTCTGAAACTCATCGAGCGAGTATTTGTTGTTTTCAAAGAACTTGCTAAATTCATCCCAGAAAAATACTATCTTTATATGGTTCTGATCGATAACATCTTTGAGCCACGCTTTTAATCTATCGGCATCCAGATTCATTGCCGTAATGCCTTCTTTGTCCGCAAGTTCAAAGATATTTGACATCAGATCCTTGATGTCGCCTGATTTCTTTAAAGTATTGAGGACTTCATCCGCATTGGACTGGGAGAATTTTGCAGTCCATTCCGGTTTCTGAAGGAGATCATTGAAAAATCTTTTGTGCGCTGGATCTTCTATCCAGGATATGACATTCTCTTTGAGCGTATTTTCACCCATGTATGTGACTCGATCGCTCTTTTCCATGGCTTCGCGTACACTCTCTTGAATTGCAGCAAAAAATTTCTGTGGTGTGGTAATACCACCTGTCGCATATCTATAAGCGGTAACAATACCCCTGTCCCTATGACCGAGCAACTTTGTGAGCAGATCGTTTTCTTTTTTCAGAGCATCATAACTATCCCAATAAGCTTTCAGTTCATCTTCTGGAACTTCCAGAATACTCTTCAGTGCATATGCGCACTGTGATTTCCCAGTTCCGTATGCACCATGAATCCAGACGGAACGATTCGTACTTCCTCCCAGCATATTTTCGGTTGCTCTAAGGAGCTTAACGAACGTCGCATGAGGATAGGTTGTATCCCACCTTGCCCCTCCGGCAATAGCAGAATCATCGATACACGGGAAATACTTCTCATCGACATCGAAGAACTGATCGTATTGTCCTCTTCCAAATCCAGCCATAATTAATCCTCCTCAAACAAATGCAGGACATCCTTCGATGTCTTATCCGTCAATGATATTTTATCCAGGTCATTCGTAAACGTAGCATTTATGAAATCAGGGTACTTCGCCGTCAATCCCATCAAGATTGATTTGGTCTCTTCGTATTCAAGCCCAAAAAGTCGAGTTGGGCTGAGGCCATCTCGATCTATATCGTCGTTCATCATCCACGCAAGAGTGAATTCCTTGTAGTCATTGCATGCCTCAGCAAATTTATAGAGAGCATAAAGAACAACTCGATTGTCGGAGATAAGGCATTTAGTTCTACATATAGAATCAATCTGTCTACCGTTCTCTTCTACACATCCCCAATTTAATGAAGTGCCCATTGGCAATTCACAAAATCTCTTAAAGGCATTTATAATTGACGTAGCATCTGCCTTACTTACTCCCTCAGCCATTAAGAGATCGCTTACTTTATTTCGAGGGTAGAAGATACCGATATCCAAGTTTTTTACATACCATGCAAACTGTGGATTCTCGACAAAGTTCGCTATCATAACACCCCAAGATGTTTCGCTTTCCCATCCAAGTTTTGACACTATATCATAGAGCGCTGTTGTTTTATTATCTTTATCTGTAATCCCAGATTCTCTGAAAAATCTTTTTACTTTTGGCTCCTGATTTTTCTTGTTCAAAGTATTGTTATCCCAATACTCATTACCAAGTTCAAAGAACTCTCTGATCCATTCCACCTTGGGTGCATGATTCGCAAAGGCATTCAAACTCTTATCTTTCATACTTCCTCCTGTTGTTGTTCTTAATGAATGAAATAGCAAACACCCATCATCTATTTCATGACATTGTCCACAATGGACGCATCCATCAATTTTTAAACCATGTTCAAATGTAATGCAGCTATTTCTGCAATTTGTCTCGCAAACCCGACATCTCGTACAATATGCAGCCTTATGAAATACCTGCTTTAATTTTTTTATTTCTTGCGGATACCTCTTTGATAATGATGCATCACATGAGACAACATATCCTTCTGCATTTTCTTCAAAAGAAAACTCAAATGGAATTTGTCCAAGTGTTTTAATCCATTCTCTCCAATCGGTTGATGGATTCTTTACCGTAATAATTAGCTTGCGGTCCTTTACTTCGTCCCTATACTTTTGCTTATTAATCGTCAAATCTCTTCCATTTTTTCGTGCATTCCATCCACCCTTTGATACATACGTGTTGAGTGCATTTTCACTATCCTTGTCTCTCGCGTCCATAGTTTTTATCAAATCTACATACTTTGAAACTTCAGTGGGATATGCACAATATTGGATATAGTCTCCCTTATTACCACCCATAGGACAGAAAAGGCATCCAGCTCTGGAATTCCCCTTTTTGTAAGCCTCATTGACATAAATACCCTTTGCAAAGATATAAAGCCACACTTCAGCCGACGTCCATTCCAGAATTGCATTGAAGCTATACTGACCCTTTTGCTTCTTCCCGTAATTTTCGTACTTGTATTCGCTTCTCGCCACGCTTTCATGTTTACGCACCCCGACAAAGTCCATTCCCACATAATCATTCTTACCAGTGATTTCACGAAGCTTCAACGTCTGCGGAGCACTCTTGTGGACACTGCAGCACCACCGCAATACCCTTGCAGGAGGTCCAAAAATCTTCCAGGACTCATGGGGGTCAAAGTGGGATTTTGAAACATAAAATGGTGTTCCATCCTCTTCGCATGCCAGCTTTTCTTTTTCAACTGCGATATAAGTGTCTGGAAATTCCATTCCAGTGTCGCCAAAGACGACAACAAAGCTTCCCTTAGGCAGTGCACGTTTTACCAGATCTAAAAGTACCGCGCTGTCCTTCCCACCGGAAAAAGCCACATGAAAAATATCAAGCTTGCTTTTATATTTCTCGTATATCGCTACGATCTTTTTAACCGTAGTATTCTCGATGATATCAAGCATGTCGAGATTCTTTTTAACCATTCCATCTATATCAATAGGACGCAGTACACCTCCGTCCGGCTCCGGTTGAACAGGTTTATTCTCACTGTCCTCCGGAATTATGATCTCAGGTGCCTCGTACAAGTTGCCGCCTCTGAGTTTGGCCACCTGCTTCCCTCTATACCAGTATTGAACGGACTCTGCCCACATATAGGGGATATCCGATTGCTTGTCATATTTCCAGTATTTATCAAATCCAAGCATATCCAGTTCCGGTGCATAGACCGGCCTTGGCTCTTTGGAAAATACCGTAGGCGTGGAATTCAGAAGTATCCCGCCTGTTTCTTCATCATAAGTATATGAATACAAGCTTACTTCCTCCTTTCCCGCAACTGAGCGGCTTCGTTAATCAACGAGTCGATGTCGCTGTATTTTTTTCTTTCCATATATCCGGCCTCTGTCAGAAAATCAAAGACCTCGTCCTGCTGCAATTTTCTCTCTGAACGAGCAACAGCATGTGTCATAATATCATGATAGTTAAGCGCACATGATTTAGCCACAATAGCTCCGGAATTAGATGAATTTGCACGGCGTGTCTCATATTTATATTTTTTACTGAACCTGCGGCAATAACTCTCAAGCAGATATAAGTTCCAGCCATACCCAGTGAAGGGAAATGTACTAAAAGTCGTTATCTCCCGCATTCCTATAAAGTCATCTGTGACCACATAATCAAGAGCCGCATCTATACGATCTGTATCGAATTTAATAAGCCTGTCCGCAATAAAATCATCCTTATCAACACGAACCATGACCGCATTAGCTGCCTCAACAATATCTGGACGTCTAATAGTGCCGGCGACCTGTTTAGCTATATATTCAAGGTACTCATAAGTGCATTTATCCTGTTTCCGGCAAAATTCAATCACTGCAGTATATGTATTCTTACTAGCACCCTTACGTGTCAACATTCTGGCGTTTCTCTCAAAACTATCCTCAACCAGTTTGCAAAAACATGTATAGAGCGCAGCCTCAGAAATTTCAGGATTCATTTCAATTAAATGGTCAAATGGAATCTCATCCAACGAGACTCCTCTGTGTTCTTCACACTGTTCATCAATGTAGTCCGCAAGACGTTCTATCTCATCTTCATCTGCATCAAACCATTCTGCCTGCATATAAGTTTCCGCGGAATTCCATACGAATGTTGACTGCTGAGCCAGTGTGAATTTTATCTTTTCCATTGGAATCAGCGGAAGCTTCAGGGCGAGTTCATCGAAAGTCTGCAGAGTATTGCCACCCCAAACTCTTATAATGTCATTCCTTATCAATTCCAACTCTGTTTGACGTTCTAAAGTCAAAGCAAAATAATTACCTTTGTAACGATATCGCGGCATAAGATACTTTAATAAATCCTTCAGCATATCCGCCGATACAATCTTTGCATCGAAGTATTCATATGACTTAAGATCATAAAGCGATTCATAGTAAATAATATTGATTCCTTGATTATCATAATCATTAATCTCATCGACGATAGCCTTCATATTCTCATCTGAGATAAGATAGATTTTTCCGTCAAACTCAAACCCTATATCCCTGATGGAATCAATCAATATATCATCATCTAGAGGGCAATCGGTACCGTTTACTTCCTCATAGGATGCTCTAAATCGATACAGTTCAACTCCATCGTCCTTAAAGCCATATTCAAACCGTGGAAGTTTCAATGTTTCTCTTATTCGATCTAGCTCATCCTGACTTACTTTTTCTTGTTCGGAGCCTTGTACAGCATTTGTCCCTTGAGCCTTTCCGCTTTCTTCCACCCGCAGGAACTCCAGATATTTTGATAATGCAGCAGTTAATCTATTATGCTGCATTTCATTAATCGCTCTAAAATCAGCATCCAAAGTCAAAAGTTCTATATTGCTTTTTAATTTATCTAACGACACCTCGCCATAAATTCTGCCTGTACCGATATTATTTTCAGAGCATAAGGAATCACACCTATTAATTGCTGATGCATAACTTCTTCCTGTAGGTGCCGCGAGACCTTTTTCCTCCGTCAACCAAAGATAAAAGTCAGACTTATTTACATGTATGTTTTTTTCTTCCACCTTTTCCTCGAAATTCTTATGTTCAAGGAATTCCTTATACTTGGATAAGCCACTTATAATAAGGTATCTCCGGCTCCTAGAGTGAATTTTTATTCCTTTACTGCTCTTGATTTTGTCTATCAGGAGAGATGCTTCATTAGGATCATCAATTTCAAGAATTCGTTTAGTAATGACACCATTTTTCTTCAACAATACTTCCAGAACACCCAGTTCTGCAATAATGGTTGAAGAGTCCTTTTCAGACATAGTATGCTCAAGCCATTCTTGAAATGTGGATTTATTATTTACGGAAGCTTCTGCCACAATCCTCGCCCCCTTTAATAACTCAACAAATACGTTTTGATCATTTTGATATGTATTGACTATATCAAAGTACCATCCACGTGTAACATGTAACCCAGTCTTTCCACCAGTGTACGCATATTCGAGGCAGTTCATCTGAAGAGAAATACCGTTTTCATTACGAAATTTTTCATCGATTACAATCCCACGTGATTCAGCTTCTTCCCTAAGTCTTTTTGATACTTCTGATATTGCTTGTTTCCTTTCAATTTCATGATTTAGTACATCTACCAAAGCTTGGAGCAAGACAGCTTGTTCATGCTCATCCCAGACAATCCTGGTTGACATATTGTCATACTCCTTTCCTCATTACAGTATATTAAACGATATGTCCCATAATCAGGACTCAGTGTTCTTATCTATCTTCAAATTCGAAACGCGCTCCATGATGTCCTCGACATTACAATCAAGCGCCTCGCATATTCTGAGCAGAACATCCGTCGTGACATTTTCGCATCTTCCCATCTTTGCGATAGAAGCTGCACTGACGTCACTCATCTTTTGCAATTCCTGTTTCTGAATGCCCCGGTCGATCAGGAGCTTCCACAAACGGTTGTAATTAAAATGCGTTGATGTTTCTTTTTTATTTTTCTTCTCCGCCATCTTCTGACTCCGTTTCTTTATTCCACGCACGTCCAAATAATTCGTTTCCTCCAGGTGACAATTCCAGAACACAATTCGTATTCATCGTATCCTTTGTTTTTGTATCATATGTATCAAGCCTATCAAATGCTATAAATACCTGTTTTCTATCCTTCTTCTGAGCATCATACGCCTTGATGATCTCCGCCATAACTTTCTTCTCAATATGCAACAGCATCTGCATATCATGAATGATAAAAGGCAACGGAGAAAGTTCCATATTTGCAAGGTCAAAGGTGATTACACCTCTGTATTGGGCTCCGGTACCTCCGTCATTCGGCGTATTGAAAGTGTACTTATTCAGCTTCTCCATTCTGAGAACCGGTGGCATATGCTGTTCGTCCTTAAGTAGCTGCACACTGATCTCTCTCATTTTCTGATTGAGCATGGTCTCAATGGCAAAGAGCTGATCACGGATAACCCGGTCTCGTGTTTCCGCATACTCTGCCACAAGGTCATTGAGCTCATTCATCCGATCATAATTTCTATTTGCATCTATAAGGTTGTTCAGCTCTGTCGTGATCTTGGCATACTCCTTAAGGATTGCCTCCGATACATTAGGAATCTTCTTGATCTCTTCGACTTCTTCAAGAATCCGTGCAATCTCATTTCCCAGCATCACATAGGCCGTAGCCAGATCCTTCTCTGTCTCTTTGAACTCATCACCCAGAACCTTTGCCAGCTGCTGATGAAAACTCTCAATGCTTTCTATTGTCTGGAAGTCAACGCCTGGGAAGAACTTTTCAAGATCACTGTACGTTTTCTTGAAACTCTTCTTTCCTTCAGTCATCTCTCTGCGAATGGCATTGAGCTGTGTCTGTACACGCGCCCTTTCCCTTCTGTATTTGAGCAGCTGATCATCCAGTTCTGACAGATGCCGTGCTTGGAAGCTATCCAGATCCAGCAATCCCTTGCTGCTCTGTTCAGCTAATTCCTGCTCTTGTGTTCTCAGCGCAACAATACGCCTTTCATTATCCTCGTACTCAGGCTTATTCTTTGCAGCACGGATATGCTTATAATCTGATGACTTCTTAAATGCGTCTCTTTCATCTTCAGCAGCTTTCGCCTGCTTTATCTGTGCTTCTACGGAAGCGTACTTCCCGTATAACTGCATATACCTTTTGATAGCATATTCAGCTTTTTCATCCTTTGCTGCCCGAAGAGGACGCTCTTCATCCAGAGTATCCCTCTTCCAAACCCTGATAAACCGGGATATCACACCTCTCCATGTCAGATCCTCTTCCACCTGTGTTCCATACTTCTCAGCAAGAAAAGCACAGTATTGATCAAGTGTCATCTTACTGTCTTCCGCAAGCGGTTCATATTTTTCGTCACATCGGAATACGTGCTTGTAATCAATATTGTTTCTTGAAAAATGGTATGGCTGACCGTCAAATACAAATGTGAAATTAATAGTATGTTCCCCGACGTTCTCCTGAACATCCAGACATTTATTCACATAATCCTTGCCGCCAAACACAAAGTCCAGAATCATGAGGAATGTGGACTTTCCTACAGAGTTGGATCCATTATCATCACCGATAACAGTGTTTAATCCGGCATGGAACTGAATCGGCTTTCTGATCTCACCATGCTTTATGAACTTGTCGCATTGTATCTCAACCAACATAATGGATCACCTCCCCGTTCAGTTCGACTTTCTTCAATGCATACAGGCAATCCATGATATCCATGAATTCCCTTATGTCCGTCACTTGGCGCTTCACACTCTTATAAAGTTCTGACGGAGACATATCCTTTTTCTCCAACTTGCCAAGCACCACCGGAAACTTTGCGATAATGCTTTCTTTGTATGGAGTCACTTTACTTGGAAACTTCATCTTTATGAAACACCTCGCAGTTCTGAATAAAAAACGCAACAACAGCATTGCACGCCGGTCTGCTGTCCGTCCCTAAATTCGTTTTGTTCCTGATCCAATCCGTAAGATAATCAATGACATCGGACTGGGACATTCCACTCTTCTCCAGTTTCTGAGAACTTATCTTGACTTCCGATGCAATCAGATCAAAATCAGTTTCAGACTCGGAAAAGATCGATTCAATATATCTGTAATACTGAAGAACCTTTATCTGTGTCTCAGTCTTCAGCATATAGTTCTTTGCTTCAAACTTCTCATCAACGTGCAGCGCCTCATATTCCAGAGGCACCAACTGTACCGAATCATCTACATTTGCAAGAGCATCCAATACAATCCGGATATCCTCTTCGAGATCGACCGCATTTACGGATTCCTTCGCTTTATAGTTTCTTGCCAAAACTTTCTTTAAGCCATAGAGCCTTTGGTACTCTTCCGCTGTTGGATCTGACAAGTAGTCTTCTGCACAATGATCGCAAAGAGCAATCAGATTATCCGTTTGCTCCAAATCCTTCGGTTTCGGATATACAGCGGACAACTCCGTTGCTTTATCTTTTGACAGCCCTTCGGGGAATATGTGTGTAATCACATATCTCTTGATGGGCTTATTTTTAACCGTGTCAACAAGTTTCTTATGGCAGATAGGACACTCATAATTGGCTTCCGCAATTAACGGAGCATCCTCAAATCCGACAAAATCGTCACCCGGCTTGTTAGGCCGGTTTACAACATACAGAAATACCTCTCCAAGGAATCTGCCTTCCTGTCCCTTGTTATAAAAATCTAATAGTTCATCCCGCTTCTTATCGCCGATTTCCTTATCTTCCTTGATGACCTTCGCCAGCTGATTCAGCACATCATCCTTACGGAAGGGATTCATATCCTTCAGCACCTTATTCTCATAGTACTCACGTGCTGCCTGCGCCAGTTCCGGAACCAACGATGCCTGCTTTATCCCGTCCGGGACAGGTCTCTGTCTGCTTACCAGAAGACTAATCTTTTTATCGCTCAGATCTTCCCTGTATATATCAAACCTCTCATCATCCGGTTGGTTCAAAGCTTCCAGAAGGAATGTCCCCGCGGCAAATTGTGTGTCGTGTTTTTTCAACCCAATCTGCATGACTTGGATAAAGGTTGAAATATTCAATTCTCTCATCATTATCCTCCTTCCTATCATGCAGAGAAAAAGACCGGGAAAACAGCGGCAAAACGGTGGCAAATACTTTTCAGGACATATTTTCTAAAATGATTATGTGCTTATGGTGAGCACAACCATCCGAAATACTGCAGATTTCAGCAGGTTACTCCCTGAAGGGTATAAAAAGCCTTATATAGTATAGCACAGCGGAGCTTAAAAATCTATCTCTTTTCCGATTTTTTTAAGCAAACGCATAAAGTTTTGAGAAAGACGATACTTTTTTAAGCAATATTTCCGGAGAATCGCCTCCCTTAGCTAAGGAGGACCTCATCGGCCCCGGAAATATAACAAGTAACAGACCAGCCTCATGAGGTAGCTGGCCATTCAGACAAACAGGAGGAAACTCTTATGAATGGCCAAATGAGACTACAACTTAACAAATGCCATGCGGATTTCCTCCGCGCAAATCCAGGGAGAAAATCAACATGGCACGTAAAGTAGATTACAGTAACACTCAGAAGTACAGCAACCGTAAGTCCTTTGACGGAAATCCAGTCCCTAAAGGCAAGGTCTTAGTCCCCTTCCTCAAAGAGAAGTTCAGTCTGCAGAAAGGCGACTACATCCAGGACAACTTCACCACCATGCATCTCGGAGAGTTTTCCTTTGAGATCGGCTTCATGGCCATCAGCGAAAACCGTTATGCTTCCTACATGAAGGACTTTTGGGCTAAGCTGAACAAAGACATGGAGATGCGCCGCGAAGGTCGCTGCATCATCGGGAAAAACCCTGACGGAACAGACAAGCTTTGTCCTTACACCAGACGCTGTAAGGGATGCCCGGACAAGGGACTTCTGGAGCGCTACAATCCGAAGCGTGTGGAGATCCTGTCTCTCGATTATGAGTATGACGGCGAAACCTTTGACATCGAAGATACATCACAGCCCTCAGTCGAAGATCAGGTTCTGAACAAGCTCTGCCCGGAGCCCACCGAAGAAGAACTAAAGATCAAGCTTCTGGCTCACTTCGACAAGGAAAACCCCCGCTACGCCAAGATCATCCGTCTGAGCCTGCAGGGGATGTCCATTGATGATATCTGCATTGAGATCAATCTGAAGTCCAGCCGTGGCCGTCAGGAGATCAACAATGCCCACGATGCCGTCTGCGAATACCTGAGACTCCGTCACTGCAAGAAGAATCGCAAATAAGCTATCATCATAAGCCAAAATCGAGTAGGAGGGAGTGATTAGCTCCCGTCCTCTCACACCACCGTGCGTACCGTTCGGTACACGGCGGTTTCAACAGTTGACGTGCACCGACTGATAGGCGGCGGCTAAATCATAAA